CTGCCGCCTGTTGAGCTGCTGCCGCCTGTTGAGCTGCTGCCGCCTGTTGAGCTGCTGCCGCCTGTTGAGCTGCTACCGCCTGTTGAGCTGCTACCGCCTGTTGAGCTGCCTGAGCGGTCTGTAAAACGATCTGGTTGTCAATATCTTCTTGCATAACTCGCCATTGTGGTGGTGAAAAGTAACCAGTCTGTTGCCCAAACATCTTATAGTCCATCAGCTCAGAAAGGTCAAACCGCACAATATCAGTTGGAATTTCTGCAGCATATGCAGGATTGCCGTTTGTTGGAATAATATCCGTTGATGTACTAAGACAAACCGGGTCTCCATTAGTTGGGATAACAAAGTAGAGCTCCATGTAGCGCAAATGTTCACACATCAGCGCGTAAAGATTGCGCTTTGCTTGAGGCAAAGTTTTGCCAATGGAACATATCTTCACAGTCATGGGGGTCTGATAGCGCCGATTGTTATTTATTATAACAAAAGGCATAACTTTTAAATCCCATACATGGATAGTGTCTGTGCTACACGACATAGTGTCTGTGCTACACGACATGTTAGAGATTCTGGATGTTAGCTGCTGGATACGATATATGCAAAAGATTTATACAATTATATATATTATAAAAATAATCAATTTTAATCAGTTTTAATCAAAATATCCTAAAATTAAAAACATTAAAAACATAGCAAAATACACTACACAATACTGCACAACACTACAAAACACATATGCGATAGCGCACAGTTGTCCCTGATGTTAAGTTAACAGCCGTAATTTCACATACTTGCTTAGGCCGTAAGCCAATGTATTTAGCCTGTGGATCATCTCGCTTAATAGTTGGTATATTTTTAAGTGTACAACTATAGTGTTCTATAAAGTCATGCAACTCCTTTTTAGAAATAATACGGTGCTTAGGTACAAATACATGACGATTAACATTAAATAGAAAGTTTTCTAATCCAAAAAGTTGTACAAAGTGTCCTTTACTTAAAAGACTATTCACAAAATCTTCACTGGGCTTTTCTTTTGCACCTGGTTTTATAAGAACACGCCCTACATTAAGGATAATTAGTGTGTCTTTAGTAGTAAGTAAATTTTCAAATATTTCAGTAATTTGCAGTTGGAGGTTTGTTGTCCGTTTAAATTTATCATCTAAACGATATTTAACATAGATTTTCTCTTTTTCACCTGTTTCATTATCATTTTTCTTTTCAAGGAAAATATCAAGGGGGCCAACTTCACTCTTAGATTCAAATTTACCTTGGGTATGGCTAGTTAACATTGTTTTAATTTCATCATGTGTATATTCAGTAAGTTCACTTATATCAAAACCACGATCTTCTAACATTTCTAAAATATGTTTTCGTGATGTACAAACATATTGATAACGTTTAAAAATTTGAGATGTTGCCATTATATATTGTTTGTTACTTCTAATTATTATAGTTAAAGGTTTATTTTTAAGTATATTTTTAAATATGTTTTCTTACATTCAATTTTATATTTTTTTATGTGTATAGTGTATAGTTTATAGTGTATAGTTTATAGTGTATAGTGTATAGTGTATAGTGTATAGTGTATATTGTAGATGATAAAAAAACTTAAAAGATTATATACAAAAAAAATAGAGTTAGAGGAACGCATACATATAAAATAAAAAGCAAAAGACACAAAAACAGACAAATTCGTATACGAAGGCGTTTATATAAACAAAATGGGAGTAGTATTAGTAGTAGTACCATGAATACTCACATTAGTAGTACTAGTACAGACAATACGGAGTTAACTAGTAGTAATAATAGCAACAATGGCAATAGTTCTGATATATCGTCTGCACCACTTCCTGATCCACCTGCTACACTTGATCCACCTGCTAAAGTGCAAGTGCAAGCTCAGCATAAATTTAAATACTAATATTAACGAAATGGATCTAAGTTTTTACTTCCACCATATAAAAACCCATTTTTTACATTTGTATCTATTTCAACAACTTTTACATCTGAATTAAATGCTAGTCTCTGTGGAAATTGCTGTGGTTGTTGGGTAACTATATTATTTGATTGGCCAAATGACATATCCATACCACCACGTTGAACAGGGAACTGTTGTGGGAGCTGTTGTGAGAGCTGTTGTGGGAGCTGTTGTGGGAGCTGTTGTGGGAGCTGTTTCTGTAGCATTTCATTAACTTGTGTTGAATTTGATTTTTCAATTGTTTCTCTGTTACCTGCAACTTGAATACCTAAGAGTTGTGAATTTAAATTTTCAATTACTTTATTATCTGTATTTTCAATTACTTTGAAATCAGGTTTAACACCACCATATTGACTTAAATCAATATCAATATTATTATTACCACTTAATGGAATGCTATAATTAGACTGATTATTAATTTGTTGACCACCACCTTGCATCCCTCCCATACTATTTTGCATTGATCCTTGACCACCTTGCATCCCTCCCATACTATTTTGCATTAATCCTTGACCACCTTGCATCCCACTATTATTCTGCATCCCTCCCATCCCACTATTATTCTGCATCCCTCCCATCCCACTATTATTCTGCATCCCACCCATACTATTTTGCATTGATCCTTGACCACCTTGACCACCTTGCATCCCACTATTATTCTGCATCCCACCAGTTTGCATATTTGATTTAACTATTGCACTTCCAATATTATCGTCATCATCACCACTCTTTTCTTCATCATCACCACTCTTTTCTTCATCATCACCACTCTTTTCTTCATCATCACTACCACCACCATCAATATTATTACCATCATCACTTTGATCATCACTTTGATCATCACTTTGATCATCACTTTGATCATCACCCCCACCATCCATAGAATACTCACCATCCATCTCAATTTCATCACCATTAAAATTACCATCACCACCATACCCATCACCATTCCCAATATCTACTAATGCATCAAAATCATCAACACTATACTCAAATTCATCATCACCTTTTAACGTTATAAACTCCTCTAACTTTGTAGTATCAATCCGGACTTTCATACACATTCCCTGCATCTCTTGAATCAACAATTTAAAACTATAAGGCACCTCCAACTTAACAAAATCACGCGTTTTTTGCCCATATAAATTCAATCCTATTATACTATTAACATTTATATTACTGCGACCACTCGATTGACCACCTGATTGACCACCTGATTGACCACCTGTTTGGCCTTCTTGACCACCACCACCACCAGTTCCAGAATACATATGATATGATGCAGGACCATCATTAATATCATAAAATAAACCATTACGCCCATTACCAACAGTTATCTCACCACTAGCACGACTCACCCATACTTCAAACTTATCACACCGCTCAACATAACTTTCCTTTAAAAATGACATTATTCCGTGAGCTACCAATGCGTCACGCTCCATTTCACCAAATTTCAGACCACCACCATTTGCACGGCCATCAACACTTTGCCGCTCTTTTACAGTATATGCTCCACCAGGAATTGGAATGCCATTATCACGTTCACCACCAATACGGGTATTAAGCTTATCATCAGTCATATATTTCAGCCGCTGGTAATAGATTACGCCTGTGAATATTTTCACATCCATCTGTTCACCAGTTACACCATTATAAAGAATACGATCCCCTGCATCTGTAAGCCCCAGTTTATTCTGCATAATATCACATAATTGCTCCACATTAACAGGTTCAAACGCATTATATGATCCGAACAAACCCATTTCCGATGCCAAATTGCCATATAATATTTCAATTAACTGTGCTACAGTCATACGGCTAGGAATACCACTAGGTGTAAGAATTAAATCAGGCACTAGACCATCTTCAGTATAAGGCATATCCTCACGTGGCACAATAATGCCAAATGTGCCTTTCTGTGCACATCGAGATGCAAATTTATCACCTAACATTGGAGTTCTGTATTGAACAGTTCGGACTTTTACTGCCCGATGACCAGCTTTATTAGATTGCCAAGTAAATACTTTATCAACAACACTACCTACATTATCATCTTTAACATATTTCGACACATCCTTATATACATCATCACCACGATCATCCTTATTTTTCACATATTTTCCAATTAATACATGCGATTTATCCGCTAAATAAGTACCTTCTTTAATTAATCCATATTTATCCATACCATCATAATTTGCACGGGCACTTGGTTGCAATTCATTAGGATACTCTTCTATCTCACCAGTATATTGTGGATTATAAAATGCATTAACTTCCCCCGTTTTTTGATCCATTTTTTCAGTTTCATAATACATTTTAAAATAGCTACTATTAAACAATCCCATATCTAGAGATGATTTATTTGCTATAATAGCATCTTCCTGATTATAACCATTATAGTTTGCAAGTGCAACAAATACATTTTGCCCCTGACCAAATTTATCAAGATTTAGAGCCTTATGTAAACGACACACAACTAATGGTTTTTCAGGGTTATTGAGCAAATGTGCCGATGTATCAATCCGATTATTAAAGTTGAGTGCATATGTTGTCAACCCTTGCTTAATAACTTTACTTGATAGAATTACACGGGCTGCCTGATTATGATGCATAAATGGCAGCAAATGTGCATTAAAACTCAAATACATGCTTGGATGCAGTTCCATATGTGTATATTTGCCAGTTACTGGTACATCAAATCCACGTACCAACATAGTAGTGTTAAATTCCTGTGTATCAATATATTCAATAACACCCTGCATTTCCGCTAATTTTGCCAGTAAATTTGTATCTTTATCTTCCAAATTAATAACGGATACGTCTTTAACCATGCCATCATAATAGTTGTATAGTTCCCTACGTTTCCTAAAACCTGACACCAAATCTGTGAAATTAATATCATTGGACTCAACACCCTTAATATGGCGTGGCTGTAATAATAGTGAATTATTTTCAATAATATAGAGCGGACGCACAAATCGCCCGTTATCTGTTAGTATACGGATTTCATTTGTATTGCGTTCCCAAGCAATGCTGAAAAAAACATTAATAAGCCCATTTCTTCGAAATAGTCGAAATTTATTGGATATTGCAGCCGGTTCGCGATGGCAACCAATCCAGCTGCCATTAACAAATATTTTGCATAGTCCGCCAATATCACCGGGGGTTAAATCTGCGAGTGTTTCGATACCATTGTTAATAAGAAATTTAATTATGCCAGATGAAGAACTACCAAATGTAATATGTGATACAATTGATAATCCTTTATTTAAACCAACTTTTTGGCCTTCAGGTGTTTCACATGGGCATACACATCCATATTGCGATAGATGTAACCGGCGACGTGGAATAGTTGGCCGACCACCAGGAGGTACATAATCAATAATACGACGTAAATGTGCTAGAGTTCCATTTCGTGTTAACCGGTCAAGTGCCTGAACAACACCAATTTTCTGACCAATACGACTTTTTTTAAGCTCACTGTTAAAATGTTGCTTAAATTTTTCAACACTGAAAATGCGTGCAAAATTGGTTTCATTAATTAAATATTGGATATTATCACCACTATATTCTTTAGCATTATATGTATATGTGCTGTTTATCTCAACACGTGCTTTGCGCACAACTTGTTGAAATGCATCGCGAAAAAGATTGCTAAGCATAAACCCGCTTAAATCAATACGCTTGTTTATAAAACTATCACGGTCAGTATCAGTTTCTAGGCCTAATTTGAGTAATAGGAGGCGTCGTGTCATATATCCTAGGAAATATGCTTTTGTATTAAAATCTTTTCCACAGTGGGGGAATAAAGATTCTTCAAGTGTTTGGTATAAGAAACTGAGTAGTGACACTTTATTCTTAATGATTTCACTAAATTTATCTTTGCTTTCGGCAACTGCCCGGGATGGGAGTTTTGCAAGGTATGCTTCTGCACTTTCGCGGTCAAAAACCTGTTCCCGTATAATAAATGGGTCTAATAGGCTAGGACGGAGTAGATTAATCATTTTAAGGGATAATTCATTGTCTAAATCGTTTTCTAGATCATTGCCAATAATATAGTTAATAATTTGCTTATCTGTTTCCACACCTAGAGCACGAAACATAATGCAAAGGGGAACATCGCGACCATCTTGCTCTTTGAGTAGTGGCCTATCTTGTCCAAGGAGAACGGTTATAGGGCCTGCACGCTCTAATTGTAGTTTTATAGTACGTGAGTATGTAAATGCTTCATCACTGATTGATTTAATTTCAGCAAAGTGTGTGTATTTTTCTGAGCCTGTTGATTCTGTCACTGTAGAGAGAAATATTATGTTTTCAGCTTTTCGTTCATATGATACGATAACCTTTTCCTGGCCATCTAGAATAAAATAGCCACCTGGATCTAAACGGTCTTCACCCATTTGATGGAGCAGTTCATCTGTAGCACCTTTAAGGATGCATAGGTCACTTTGCAACATTATAGGGATTTTGCCAAGGTAAATATTTTGTAGAAATTGTGCATTTTGTATGGGTACGTGATCTAGAATGATAGTTGATGTTTCGCCTTTGCTATCACCTTTTTTAATAGTAAAGTCAATATCAACACCATAGAAGAAATCGGCACCATAGGTAAGGTTTTTAAGACGGGCTTCATTTGGAAAGAGCTGGCGAACTTCACCTGATGGGTAAGATTTAATGGTGGGCTTGGCAATGCGAAAGTTATCATAGTTTTTTCCACCAAAGTAAACATCAATTTCATATGTAATGTTTTTATCTTCTTTGTCAAAAAGAAAAAATGTGCGACCACCTTTGTTAATATTTTTTATAATAAGGGGAATTTTAGTTTGGATAAAGTCATTGTAGCTGTCAATATGATGGCGTACTAGAGCATTGGGAGTATCGCGGAAATAGGAGTTTACAATGGACCATGTTTCATCTTGGAGATTCATAGTTTATTAGTGGGTTTGTTAGTGGGTTTATTAGTGGGTTTGCTAGTTTGTTAGTTTGCTAGTATCTAGATATCTAGAATAGTATATTTATATTCTATTTATATTCTATTTATATGTGTTAGCAGTTTAATTGATTTGCAAGTTACTTATATTGCTTATATTAGGCTTATATTAGGCTTATATTGCTTACATTTAGATTAATCCCGCAAAGGTGATACTTCCTAAACCTGCCCAAAAACCTGAACCTAAGCCTGTACTACTAGATCGTTTGTTTATTGTTTGTTCTAGTCTATATGATGCGTCTGATACCTTGCGTAATTGTATAGCTATTTTCGTTTCGTTCGCGGAATTATTATATGCTACATCAAAGGCTGTACGTGCTTGTAAATATTGTGCTATTTCAGGCATGGGATTAGCTAAGTTAAGTGTAGCAGCTTTTTTTTGTGCAATTAAATATTTAAGATCATAATCTATAATAGCTGCTGTTTGTGTTAACTTGAGTACTTCTTTCTCAATATTTTGAGGCGTTTGTGCTTTAAATGCTTTGCTTTGTGTTTTTGTTAGTTGCAAGTTCTCTGCTTTTTTATTTAAAATCAGTATTTTTACTGCTTGACTATTAATGTACTCTTCATTTATCTCAGAACTGGGGCTACTTAACATTTTTAGAGATTTTAAAGATGTAAACTGTGGTGGATCAGGGTTTTCTACTCCTTCATTAAAAAGTGTAGCATTTTTTTTCTCTCTTATTTTTTCAGTTAGTTCCTTAGTATTATCTTCTAGAGCATAGCATGCACTCTCTAATGCTTTTAGTCTGCCAATTTTGTATCTATTAGCTGTTGTAACTGCAAGTTCAGCTGTTTTAACTACAAGTGCTGCTTCAACTGCAGCTTTCTTTTGTGTTTTATTCATTTGTGATTGTTGTTGTTGTTGTTGTTTTTGTTGTTGCTGTGTTTTTATTTCATCTAGTGCATTTTCTGCTTCTGTTTCTTTTAATACAGCAGCTTCATATTCTCCATGAGTAGTTAAATATGCGGCTTTAAGTGCTTCCGTTTTTCTAGTAATTTCCGACACATCATTAGTATCTATGCCATTATCTACTGCTTCACTCAGAAGTTTTCTCATTTTTTCTTTTTGAGTTAAATATGATAAATTAAAATCTATAATGCGTTTTTTGAAATATAATTTTTGTACTTCTTTTTTTAGGTTTTCGTCATATTTTGCCCTATTTTTCCTGTTAGATGGTTGTTGTTGAGCTTTCAAATTTTTTATCTCTTCATCTAATTGTGTTTTTGCGTCCGTTTGTTGCTGTTTGTAGTCTGGAGTTAGATTTTGTGTACTCAGTTCCTGTGTAGATGCTTTAAGTTCTATTGGTGCTACAAGTGGTTTAGATGCTGCAGGTGCTGCAGATGCTGCAAGTGAATTAGGTACTGCAGATATTGCAGATGGTGCGGGTGCAGATGCTGGCATAGTTTGTGTGGGCAAACTATGCGGTAACTGTCATTTGGATGTGGGTACGTAGCTCATTAGGTCCTTTAAATGTGCGGATTCGCTCTGTAGTACTAGTAGTTGTTTATCTAATTTTATATCTTTTCGTAAATTTTCTGCTGTAGCTTGTCTGATATCTGGGTATTTATTACGTATTTGTGCTTTTTGTAAATTTAAATTTTGAATTCGTTCACCTATTATTCGAATTTGTCGTGTTGCTTCTGCCTGTGTTTTGATCACTTTATTTTGTTCTGGTTGTTGTCCTTGTGCTGATTGTGCTGATTGTCCTTGTCGTTGTCCTGGTTGTTCTGGTAGTCTTGGTTGTTGTCCTGATTGTCCTGATTGTCCTTGTAGTGCTATTAATTGTCGTACTTGATTGTTTGCGTATTGGTGTGCTCTTTGCCATTCTTGTGCTCGTATTTTTTGCAGTTGTAGGTGTTGTTCTTCCTCTTTTCGGTATTGTCGTAGTTTTTCTTGTAATGATAATGATACTGGAACTTCATATTCATTTTCGGATGGATCAAAAGAACTAGAACTATGTGTATTGTGTGAACCCGAACCCTCTGTGCCTCCTGTACTATATATGCTAGAATCCCACGAGTAATCACTTTCAACACTTTTGTGTGAACCTAGTGATGATCTGGGCGTAATTTTAGTAGGATTTAATGCGTAATATTTTTGGTGTGCTTGATGATAACGACTAGATGCCTCAATTACTAGCGGATTGTCTTCTTGTAAATGTAAATTGCCAAGCATAAAAAGATTCGACTTTGCCGCTTCCAATTCCTCTATCGATTTATTTACTGCAGATTCTAGATCAAAACGTAGTATAATTTTGTCATACACCTCCTCAATTGTTTTACCTTTATACTCGTGTTTACTATGTTCATCAACTATTTTTTTTAAAAGTGCTGGGTTTTCTCTTGCCCTAATGGCTAGCCTCAAGCGTTTTTTAGCTTTTATAGGATTAGTTACAGTTTTTGGATCTTGTGCAATTTGAAGTGTTGAAAATAATTTATCCATATGTTCTTTAATTTTTTCTGGCGTTTCATTTGTTTTAATTTCTCCAGGGTATGGTGTAGCCTTAGCTGTTTCAGGCAATAATCCTTCTAAATAAGTTGGTTTACTTATTGAGGTTAAGCCTAATTTTCTAGGTCCTAAAAATAATCCACGATTCTGTGCATCATGAACAGTTTTGGCTATATCCTCTGATGTAGTCTTTACTATACTTTGAAATTTATCAATATCATAAACAGTGTTATTATATTTGTTAATGCTTTGCATATGTACCAATTCTTGTTTAAATTGAGCTTTTAGTTCAGGATCTTTTTCATTATCATGTAATACTATAAGTGTATTTACAAGATCAGTAATTTTTTCTGCTGATGGTAATGCTTGTTTTTCGTTTTCACTTTCGGTTCCGCTTTCGTTTCCGCTTCCGTTTTTAGCTTTATAAAAATTAGCTAATGCTTCGAGTTTAACAGCGGTAACAAAAGATTGATGATTTTCCTTTATATCAGGTAAATTACCACGTGTGCGTGGTTTTTCCTTTACTCTTTTAATTAAATCTGCAGCTGTTGGATTACCATCATTATAAGATATCGTACTTTTTTTAAGTTTTGTCTCATAAGATTCTTTAATTTTCTTTAAGTTATCATCATAGTTTTTTATAACTATATCATTAACATCTCTTAATTCTAAAACAACATTTTGAATTTTTTGCTTATTCAGTTTAATTCTATATTTAAGATCATTAAATAATGTAGTTTCATTATTTGATTTTTGAATTAATGATGATAATCTTTTAAGTTGTGTCTCATCTTCATATAATTGATGTTCAGCAATAGCTTTTCTATTTTTCATTTCGTGAACTTTTTTTAAATCATATTTTAATGCATCTAGTTTACTATTTGCGGTTCTAAGGCCAAAATCATTGGCAATTCTACGGTATGCATCTTTTGATGATGTTCTAACGCCACGTAATACTGATTTAGTTTTATTAGCGAATCTTTGTCCTATATTTTGAGCATTACGTGCAAGCTTACTAATATTAAATTTTTTAGTAATAAATTTATCAAATTTGTGCGTAAGGCTTAACTTTCCAAATGTAGGAACACCAAAAATCGCTGGAAGTACTGCAACTGTTCCTCTTGAAATGGCACCAGCAGCACCATATGACCACTTTCCCACATTTCCTTCTTCAAGTAATCTTCTATTACTAACAATTCTAGCTTTAATTTTTTTCTTTAATGGTAAAGCTTTGTGTTGTATAATAGCCGCATCAAGCTTTTCGCCTTCAGCCGTTAATGCGTTAAAGCGTTCACGATTAACATTATCAAGACCTGATTGTGGACCTAGTTTTTTTAGTGCACTATTAACTTTTCCCTTTTTCCTTTTCAAATCTGCAGTATGCATTGATGAATTTAAAATAGCACCCACTGTAGACGGTATAATAGTAGCACCCCATGCCAGGCCTTTTTTAACATATTCACCATAACTTTTTTTCTGTTTTTCAGCAATAGGTGGAGCACTAGATTTAGGTGGAGCACTAGATGTAAGAACCTTTTGCATCGACCCACCCCTTTGCACTTTAGTGCATTTGTTTTTCAGCCTTCCAGGTCTTTTTTTAGTTATAACTACCATATATAATATATGTTAATATATGTACCTATTAAATATATCAAATATAAAATCTTTGGTATATATAAATAAATTGTAAATAATGAAAACAGTTATTAAAAGTGCAAAACACCCATCACATTCACATTCAACTTCACATTCAAATTATAGTTTTATATATCCATTAAAAGATTATACATTCAAATCACTACAGATATTTACACATAAAAACCTTGAATTTATAATTTTTATTGTATTATCAGTAGTATTAGTAATCTATATTGCTTATTATGCTAAAGAACAATTTGAAAATGCAGATGCACCACATGGCATAAATCAAATGGATAGTATAATCTATATTAACTTAGAAAATCGTAAAGATCGCAAAGATCTTCTTTTCAAAGAATTAGAGGCTCTAGATACTGATATGACTAAAGTACATAAGGTTTGTGGTGTATATATTCCTAAAAATGGTCATAGGGGATGTGTACAGGCACATATATTGGCATTAGAATTAGCACAACTTAATAAGTGGGATCCGGTTTTGATATTAGAGGATGATGCACAATTATCAGTAAGTCCCGAGGATTTTAATACTATTTTATATAATGCTCTAAAACAACTTAATAGTGAGAACCCAGATTGGAATGTTTTAATGTTAGGAACTGCAAATAAAATTTATAATACTGCAACACCAGATCTCACTTTTTCAATTGATTCAATATCATTGGAAAATATTGAGCAAACAACAACAACAAAACAAACTACACTAGAACAAACTACACTAGAACAAACTACACTAGAACAAACTACACTTAATCTTAAATCTAAATCTAAACCCAAACAGATAATAGTAAAACAACTTAAAAGTGCAACAACATCTAGTGCTTATGTTGTGCGCCTCAATTATATAGATACAATTTTAACCTTATTTAAAAATTGTAATGCAAATATGTTATCTAATAAATTAAGTGGTGATGGGTTTGAATATCAAGCTTTAGATCAAAAATGGGCATCATTACAAGGTGCTGATAAATGGTATGCATTTGATGAAGATTTAATAAAACAGAGGGCAATATGGAGTACAATACAATCACCACAATCACCATAATCACCATAATCACCACAATCACCACATGCAAATATAACCGCCTACAAAACCGCCTACTATATTTTAATACGTTTCCCAGTTTTCAATAGCCTAACCTCAGGAAACCCTGTTTTACGGCGCCGCCAAACTGTTGTAAGGGTGGGGTATTGTGCGTGTAAAAGCTGTGCTGATTTCATAGCAGATATACTGCGGTTTCCATGCGTTTCTTGCATACCGCCAGGAGTTTTATAATATTTTGTGATGATTGAAATATTATTAAAGCGGATTACAGTACTATCTTTAACATAGTATTGTAGAGTGCGTTGTGTATTTTCTTTTTCATCTATACTGAGGATAAGATCATCAGAATGGCGATTAATTATACCCCACATTGGGCCAACTATGAATCGCAAATCAGTAGTTACGGTATCAGTCATAAAATAGGGGTTGCTAACAGGGTACACACCCCATAAATAGGCTTGCTTTTCACTGCAAAGTTTAAATGCCTTTTTAATGAACAAGTCTAGGTTATTTATTGGAGTTGTGTAGTTTGCAGATTTACTTAGTGGGCTAGAAATACTTTGTAGTTGTTTTTGTGTTTGTAGTTGTTTAGGGTGTGTAGGTTGTTGTTTAGTACGTGTATGTAGTTGAATAATATCATCAATATCATCATCTAGTTCCACTATATGTGTACCAACTGGATAATAGTTGGAAATGAAATTTCGTTGATTCTTAAGACCAATTTCACCTATTATAAGATTATTATATAGTTGCTTGGGAATAGCTGCTTTATATATTTTGTATTCATCATCATTGGCAACAAATATATTGATTTTACGTGCTTGAATACCATGACGATGTAATGTTTTTAATGTTTTAGATTGAATAAGTGTACTCCGCTTGTATGATGGTATAGCTATAGTGTATTTTGTTGTTGTTGTTGATTTTATCATTGTTGATTTTATCATATTATAGTTGTATAGAAATATGTATAGAAATATATATGAACGTTGATATGCTAAAATATTAAAAGAATTATTAAAAGAATTATTAAAAGAATTATTAAATATTTATTAAAAAGTTAAAAATAGTAAATTACTAACCAATACTATACCAATACTATACCAATACTACACCAATACTACACCAATACTATACCAATACAATTATAAGTCACCACTGCTAATTTCAAGAGGACGGCGATTAATATCGGGTTCAATTGTAGTTTGAAGCCAGGGACTAACTTTGACTTGGGGATTAAGAGGTTCACTGCGTAGCTGTCGGTTTGCATTACGTAGAGTTTGTCCAACTGTATTGATACCAATATGAAAACCAGCAGTTAAAAAGTTTTGATCTGCTAGACTTCCCTGGCCAGAAGGATTAACTTGAGCATAGAGGGAGTTTGCATCAGTAGGTAGGAGATCTGCACTAGATAAAACATTTTTGGGGTAGCACTCGGAAGGTAGCTGATTCATATCCATGCCACTAGACTGACCAACACCTTGAGGCTGCTCAATTAATGGAATACTCTCACTAGCAGTTACTGTCATGGAATCAAGCTGAGAACCGCTATCACCACTCATTACCTGGACTAGTTCACTAGGGGCAGCATCGGCAGAACCTCCTTCAAAATGTTCATTGCGCTTTATAGATATGTTAGCCCAACATGGCCAACCTAGATAGACAAAAACACCTAAAGCTAAAATAATAATTACAAATATACAAATTAATACATTATTGCTAGGACGTTGCATTTTTAGTTACTTTATTATATATAAATATTATATTTATTGTTGTATTATTGTTGTATAATTATATTTATATTTACAGAAAATATTTTTACAATTTTTACTTTATTATTAATTATTTATAAAATTGTAAATTAATTAATAGGTAGATATGATAGGTAGATATGATAGGTAGATATGATAAGAACTTTAGCAATCTAGAAGTTTAAAATAAAAATTAAATAAAAATTAAATAAAAAATAATTAAAATAATCTATTGTTTAGGAATACGAGAAATATATAGTTTACCATTATTTAGTTTAACAGCATTAATATATGGCTTACTCGAGTCTGTACTAATAGCCTGGCCATATTCTTTAGTTTTACCATTAACAGTAATAGATGCATATGATGATTGCTGTGCTTTAGAATGTGATGACACAACAGTATCATTGCTAGACATATTTATAATTTTAGATGCTAAATTGGATTGAGATTTACTACGTCCACTAGAATTATTAACAGCTACTTTAACTATTTTAGCTAAACTACTCTTGGTTAGCTTGCGTGGTGTCTTACGTTTAATAGACTTACGTTTAATAGACTTACGCTTAATAGACTTACGTTTAATAGACTTACGCTTAGACTGTAGCCCTTTAACTTTAGAAGTTTTTTTTACACTTTTTCCCTTGCCTTTGCTTTTTCTTTTGCGTATAATTGCCATCTATATTATAAAAAAACATAAAAAACTAAGTAATTGTTAAATTAACATATTAATAAACTATTCACTAGATAATTACCGTTTATCAAAGTTATTAGCAGCCCAAGCAATGCTAGTCTCACTATTAAACATTTGGTAGGGATTAGGTCCACGTGCAGGTGGTAAATGTTCACCAAAAGGTGTAGTTAACGGCTCAATGCGATTAAATTTGCTAATATGAGTAGTAACGTTATTCTTACCATCAACATCATGAACTACAATATTTCCATATCCACGATGATAGTTGAGCTTTTGTGTAGTGAATGGTAGATTACCAACGCTAGCATATTTTCCAAGATTAGGCATATTCATTTTATAGAGTTCTATTAGTATTAGTATATTAACTTATCTAAATATAATTATTTTGACTATTCTAACTATTCTAACTATTCTAACTATTCTAACTATTCTAACTATTTTCTTAGAATGATTTTAATGAAAATACAATTTTTTTATTTGTATAATAGTATAGAATAATATAGAATAGTTTAGAATAGTATAATCTTGATATGACAAATACTGATAAATATCACACTAATTTGCTACATATAATTGTAATAGTTATAATATGCATAATTATTTGGAGTGCTGTTGAAATATATAATGATGAAGGATTTTATCCTCGTAGATGGAATGATCCACAATATCATGGGCAAATGTGGGGTTGGCGGAGACCTTGGCAGTATGATATTGGAAATTGGCGACCAAATGCATATTATCCTGCATATTCAGGCTACTGGAAACAGTGCCCTAGTGGGGGTTGGTGTCCGCCATATAAAAGTTGCATGTCACCAGAATGTTCATAGAGCAAATGTATTACTACTCTACCACTCACAACTTACAACTCACTACCCACTACCCACTACCCACTACCCACTACCCACTATCCACTAGATAGTCGAATATCTACATTAAAAAGTACATACTGTCCTGATCCAGCAATACCAGAACTACCAGCATCACTTTCTAAAAAGAATCCTGCCCTGATATACTCACCAGCAGGTATCATACCATTGCAAAATACTCCGCCATCACATCCAACTAATCCAGGTAAACCAACAACACTTAAACTTGATGTAGGAACAAAATCAATAGATGTATAACTTGTGCACACTACAGTTGTAATTCCTTTAGTACAAACACGACAACTATTACCACCACTTGCATTTTCTAATGCAATTCCAATTACATTTGCAGGATTAGCAAAGGGATTAATATGGGTTGATGGTAGGTATGACATTGGAATTATTGCAATATTTGAGTTAGTACCTGAACCAGAATTATCAATTCGCACAGCAGTGCCTTTCACAATATTATAACCAGTTTTTACTAACCACTTTGAAACATCCCCAGATGCTTTAAATACACTATCACCACTACCACTTTTATATTTGGTAATCATTGCATTACTTGAAAAATCCCATTGATATGGTATAGGTTGACTTGTAAGTGTAATTACATTGCTATTTTGCATTATTTGCATAGAGGGAATTATATTACCAGATGTAATTGTCACATTACCGCCATATAAACTACGTGCATATACAGTAGATATATCTAGAGCTGTATTTACAAAAGGTGTATTAATTATATTACCAAATGTAACATTGCTACTTATAGGTTCAAGATTATCAGTATTGATAAAGTTTACCTGATTGGTAAAATTTAATCCTGCTGCACCAGTTGGACCTGTTAATGCATTAAAATTTAGCCAACTAGAACCATCATATCCTTGGAATACTGATGGACCTGTAGGTCCTGATAAACTTGCATTATTATATAAACGTATTTCACCATCAATATTAAGGTTAGTATTTTGCACACGAAGAGCTAAATTACTATTACTAGGAGATGTTACATACCACCCTGCTGCATGCGCATCATAGTTGTTAGTTGTGTATAAGGGATTTACTTGTACTGTTGTTTGCATTTTGATATCTAGCTAGAGTAATTTTAGATTATATTTGTTTATTTGCTTATTTGCTTATTTGCTTATTTGCTTATTTGCTTATTTAATATTTTTAATAGTTTATTGTTTAAATAGTTTTCACTTTCAGAAATGGTCATAGCCATTACTCTTTAATGCAAATATTAGTACTGGGTTTAGTATCTACATCTAGCTTGGTATCTGTATCTACATCTAGCTTGGTATCTGTATCTACATCTAGCTTGGTATCTGTATCTGCATCTAGCTTGGTATCTGTATCTGCATCTAGCTTGGTATCTGTATCTGCATCTAGCTTGGCATCTGTTTTAACATTACTCTTTTCACTACAAAGTTTATTATAAAGAAACTCTGCATCTTTAATTATCTCAGGATCAAATCCTTTGTTTTTTAGTAATTTCAATGCCATGTGTTTTTTGCTAACACCTGATTTAACTTTAAAATCCTTTACCACTTTATCTGTTTTTTCATTAATTTCAATATCAAAGTATTTCTTGTCTATATTGAGCTCATCCATCTTTGCTAGAACATCAAAATGTGTAGTAATAACATTTAAACATTTTGTAAATTTACATAGTTTTTTAATAATTGCATAGAATCCACTCATACCTTCTTGATAATTTGTAGATACAAAAATCTCATCCATAATACTAAAAGTAAAGTGACCTTGTTGCTCAGAGGTATCTAGCAGTTGCAATTGTTGATAACAGCGATTCATCTCTGCTTGAAATAAACTCTCTTTTCCTTGGCAATCTGGAATATTCAAATATGTTGTAATATTGTGAAATGGTGTTAGTTGAAACTGTTTAGCTGGAACTATACCTACTGTTTGACCTAACAATATACATTCAATTATAGACTTAATATAAGTTGACTTACCAGATGAATTTGGTCCTGTTATTAAAAGATTATTTGTGTTAACTGTGTTAACTGTGTTATCTTTAGTCATAGTATCAATTGGCATTGTAGTTGTTCCTGTAGTACTAGAAACATTGCTATTAGAATTAGAAATTTTCTTGATACTAGAAACATTACCTATGCTAGAACCCTCTATCGTAATATTACTAATTGCAATATCGCTCAAAATTGCTTGCGTGCCACCAATATTAACATCATTGCAAACTGGTATTTTGCATACTATATTCCAAATATCAACACCAACAACCTTTGGCTTATTTGCACTAATGTATTCGCAAAATGTCTTATCACATTTACTGGCATCACCTGCACCAGCACCATACCACTTAGCTAGACTACTCCATACATCAACAATTCCAATTAATTCACTTAATGGTTCTAGCAATTGTGTGCCACTTTCTTTGCAATCTATAAATTCCCGCCATACTTTTAATATAATACCTTTATTTGAAAACAGTGATGGCTCACATGTAAATGTTTTATGAGTAAGTAGAGAAATAATTGTTTTATGTTTAAGAGATGCCTGTATTCTATTATGTAATGATTCAGATATTACTGTCCATTTGCTTTCTAAAACTATCTTATAAAATTCAACAGCTCTAGATACCCATGTCCTCATCTTATTCAACTTTCCATGAAATACATTGATAATTTTATTATATGTTGTACTCATCATTACACTATTGTAAATGCTCCATAAATAAGTAATCACTATAAAACCAATATACAAATATGCACCAACTGGACTATTTATTAGCGCAATAATCTTTTGTACTATCCACAGTAAAATTCCCTTGATACCACCAATACCACCAATACCACCAACCCCTCCACCATTTTGAGGTCCCATAGCAAATTGTAGAACTTTCCCAATTATAGCGGTAATTCCTCCACCACTTGTGCCAAAGAATATGCCTCGGATAATAGTCCAAAATGTAGCGAATGTTATAGGCAACTTTAAGAAATATTTTACAAAAAAATATGGTATAAACAAGAGGGCAAATGGTGCGCAAATGCCATATACTGGTGTAAACAATATTACAAAAAAATAGAATACACGCATAAACTTTTCATTATAATTTAACCATTTTAAACATACAAGATCAAAGAAAACAGTTTTATAAATTTCTTTCATCTCTTCAGTATCTTCAACTAATAATGCAACTAAATCATGCTCAATTACTGATAATTCTGCAAGTGTTGATAGAATTTGCTGACCAGACCCAGAACCAAGTATATCTTTGATAATATTTTGCCGTTGTGTTAAAATCTTTATATCAGTAATGGGATTTAACAGGATATTTTGCAATAGTAAGTTGCCTAGCTTAGTTTGTGTGCTATTAAAAGCATCAAATAATGATGTTGCACGTTCTCCACCTCCAATAGAACTATCCATATTGGCAGTAAATATTTCAAGCTCATTATATTTGTGACCAGCAGGTGTGTATAGTACATTATCAGGAAACTTTGGATCTAGATTAAGTATTTTGCGTAATATAGGTTGGATGTTTACATTTTGCCCATTAAATACAATTTTAATGTCAATTGTTTCCTCATCTTTATTGGAAAATATTGTAGGTATAACCTTATTCAAATAAGCAAGTATATTATCCATTAACAGAACATTAGAAAATATAAAAAAAAAACAAACACAACAAAATAATTGCAATGGCAATGGCAATAGCAATGGCAATGGCAATAGCATATTAACTATATAAGTTTATATAAGTTTATTTAAATTAGTGTGATAATTATCTGTTAATTTTACTTTATAATAGTTTTTAAGATTTTCTATAGTAGGAACAAAATCATATGTAAAACAATTATCATAGCACTCTAATCTTTGTAGACTATTTGGTAAATTATTTAGCACAGTTAATTTGTTATGATTACAGTTTAATATTTCTAAATTATTAGGTAAATTATAAATAGCAATTAATTGGTTACTTTTGCAATATAATATTCTAAGGTCATTAGGTAAATTAATTAAATATGTTAATCTATTGCTATTGCAGTATAATACTTTTAAATTACGTGGTAAATTATATAAAGATGTTAATTTGTTAAAACTACAATGTAATATATTAATATTATGTGGTAAATCATTTAACTCGGTTAATGCATTATTAATACAGTATAGTTGCTGTAAAGTTAATGGTAAAGTTAACTTTGTTAATAAATTATTATTGCAATCTAATACTTTTAAATTAGGTGGTAAATTAATTAATGCTGTTAATTGATTATCATCACAATGTAATGTTTGCAAGTTTTTAGGTAAATTATTTAATGTTACAAGATTATTACTACGGCAATACAAAGTTTCAAGTGTAGATGGTAAATTAGTAATATTTGTAATGCTAGTAATTATGTTATAACATGCAAATAAACTTACTAACTTATCTGGTAGGAAATTAAGTGCTGTTAGCTTATTATAGCGACAATATAACTTTTGCAAAGTACAAGGTAATTTAGTAAGTGTAGTTATTAAGTTTTTGCAGCAATATAAATTTATTAGGTTATTAGGTAAATAGTCTAAACACGTTAATTTATTGTCACGGCAATCAAGTGCTTGTAAAGTGGAAGGTAAATTATTTAAAAAAGTTATTTTATTATTGTTGCATTTTAATATTTGTAAACTGATTGGTAAATTATCTAGAGTAGTTAAATAGTTTGTACTACATTCTAAATCAAGCAAACAATTAGGTAAATTATCAAGTGTAGTTAATTCATTTCTTGAACAATCTAAGAGTTTTAAATTAAATGGTAAATTATCAAGTGCAACTAAACTATTACCACGACAAAATAATTTTTGCAATTTAGGAGGTAAATAGTTTAAAGTGGTTATATTATTATGAGCAATATTTAACTCTATTAAATTAGTGTATAGGGTATACTCTACAATGCTTAATACTGTTAACTTATGGCTAGATACATCTAATTTAATAATATCTTGGTAATCTTGGTAATCTTGGTAATCTGTGTAATCTTGGTAATCTGTGTAATCTTGATAATCCAGGTAATTTGGGTAATCTAGATTATTTAAAGTATTAATTACATTAATAGAGTTGATATTAGACGTATTAGATGGTATTGGTATTTCCATTTAATATTACATTTAATAATTATTATTAAAGTTATTATTATTAAAGTTATTATTAAAAAAATATTAATTTAATTAAATTTTATTCCATTTACTATTCATAACTCACTTAACTCACTTAACTCACTCAATTACTAAATGCAATCCCACCCATCCCACTATAAATACGTAATATATTATAGCTTAATGCATACACTCGCAATCCCACAGTAGTATTTATAGGATTTAGAGTTACATAGATTTCTTTACTATCAATCTTTGAAAAATTGCTACATCCGCTTGGCTGATGCTCTTCAGGTTTTATAGAAAAAGCATAACTATAAAAGAAATCATTAGGGCAACGTGTATGTTTTTGATATGGTTGAATTAAACTGAAATATTTTGCTTCTCTTACACTAAATCTTTCAATACCATTGATATAAAATAGTGCATTATGCAAAGTATCACCTTTAACTTGTGTTAGATCCATAGTATTACTATAGTTGAAATAGTCATTTGTTAAAGCTACAGAATCTAATTGTATAACCCAAAACAACTCTTTAACTGGCAAATTGAAATTTAATGCAAATCGATAATTACTAGTTGGAGGACTAATTGATTGTTGACCGCTATACTGTAATTGTTCTATTAAATAACGATGTTTCGCTTTAGCAAATTCTTTCTGTTCAATAGTATCCAAGTAAATATAGTCAATATACCATTTCATATCTAGAATAGTTGGTGCACCACCACTAATATCTAAAACACCATTAGGGCGAATATATATTGATGCATTACTATAATTGCTTGTTAAATTCTGTGTTAAAGATACCAAATAAGGATTGCCTACACTTCCGTTACCTGTCATAAAATTATCAGGACAAATAAAATATTCAGCACCATCTGGAAATACCATTATTTTTGCTCGGATAGTAGTATCAATATCTCCTGATGTAGCAGTAGGCTTAATAATTTCTACAATATTTGTTCCTGCAGTACCACTAAGTACGGTATAGTATGCAAATGCACCAAATGTGTATAGTTGGTTAAGCGGTTTAAGATGCATTTCTAAAAATGTATCATGATACTGTAATGCTATTAATGGTAATGACAGGCCTATATTACGGCAAAACCAAAATTGTAATGGAATATATAGTTTTAATGGGCCTGCATTTGTAACTAGCTCTGGGTTTCTATTTAACATTTGGTCTAATCCCCTTTTTTTAGATTCATCTTGTTCTAGCAATGTCCACATATTCATCCATTCACTATATTGCCTATCTATTAAATTATCAGCAATTTTCAAATCATAATAGTTAACTAGCGAAAACCCTGTATTGTTTACCCAACTTATATTCCCAGTGCCAGATGCATAGTTTGCAACATTACCTGGTGGTCCATATGCAGGTGCAGGATCAAATGTTGCAATGGCTGTTAACTGTGGTAAATTTACTTCTAGTAACATAGTGTGAACAAGGTCAGCATACCGGCTAATCTTGCCAGTTACACGATTACCAAAGTTTATAGTGCCATCTAATGGACTTAAAAATGCTTGCATTGAAAAGTTTGTATGTCTTTTAAAAACAGTTTTAAAAAATGTTATCTGTGGGTTTCCAATTAAAAATATATCTTGAATCCCATGAGCTACTAATTCTAATAATCCGGCTTGTGGCATTCTATGTTTACTTGTTTGCTTTTTACTTGTTTACTTTATTTATCAGCACGCTTTACTTTGCTTTACTTTGATTTACTTTGCTTTATATAATTAGGTTTTATTTAGATTTATTTAATGTATAAAATACCCAAAGGTATTATCTAATTACATCACGGCAATAAATATAAATTACTATCTTAATCTATCTTAATCTATCTTAATCTATCTTAATCTAATTATAATATAATATAAACAATTATATCTTGATTATATAATATTTGTAATACACATCCATTACACTTTAAATAAAAAATGGCATTTCCAACATCTTTAAAAGTGCAAAATACAAATGGATACTTAAACTTTACAGGAGATGGTACATACACTTGTGATTCAAAACTTCATAAAATTTACAGTGATGGTTTTTACACTTTAAATGCAAAAGATTATATCCTTATTGAAAACCAAAATTCAAATAGTGCTATTGACATTAATTCACATAATAGTTCCCTTAACCTTACAAGTGGTCTCAATACTGATAGAGCAATTAATCTATTTACCAGTAATATTAGTGGTGGAATACAAATACGTGCAGCTAATGGAGGAATTAATACATATACTCGAAATGGTAATATTGATTTTTTTGCTGAAGGTTCTAATATAAATATAGGTGTTGCTCCTCCTATTTTTCCTGCATCATATCAAACACAAAACATCAATATTGAATGTTTCAATAATCTTAGTGCAAATGCTGCAGATATGCATTTTGTTAGTAGTGATGTTATCAGTTTTGTATCTGCAACAGGTGACATTGAATTTGGCACTAGTACTGAGACACCTGTTATTAAACTTCAAAATGGTAATCTACTAGTAAATCAATCTGGTAGCATTTTAGATCGCCAACTAGATGTTGCTGTAACACGTGAAAGTTCATCTGCGCCTGGATATAATGGTATAGTAGTAAACTCATTTACCAACACTGTAGCTAGTGATTTAACTCTTCAAACTAGCAATAGTATTAGTGATCAACAATGTATTCTTAGTATGGGCGCATTTCCAGCCTATGACAACTATGCAGCATATCAAAACTATTTTGGATATCAAACTGATAATATTGTTATACGTCTTGATGGTCCTGCATATAGTCCTAACCGAAGTCAAGCTGGTTTTGGTTTAGATTTTACTACTTCTGATGTTGGTCGCAAATTATATTGGCCTCTAGACACAAGAACTACAACAATAGAATATCTAAGCTCACTAATAACACCATGTAGTGATCTATCTAATGTAACTGTAACAGGAACATATACTGGCGCATCATCTCGTGTTTACCTATTGCAGATTGATTCAGCTGTAAGTGGAGGTGGACCCAATACATTTATGTGGTCTAATGATGGCGGAAATACTTTCCTAGCCACATTTATCCCTATAGAGGCAGGTCCTCACTATCTAGAGCAGGGTATTTCAATAGAATTTACAGCTACTAGTGGTTATTCTCTTAATCAACAATTCACATTTCAAACTAAAATTATTGCACATGTCAGTGATATAGTAGCAGTACCATCAACACCTATAGGTACACCATTTTATTCCTTACAACCATACTTTGCATATCTAGGTACAACAACAGCTAGTGATCTTGTTATAAAAACAAATAATAAGGAAAAACTTCGTATAACAGCAGATGGAGCTATTGGTATTCAAAAGAATAATCCCAGTGCATGCTTAGATCTTGACTCTAACTATAATAAGATTCTCATAGTTAATCAAACTACGCCTGGCTATCAAATTAATCCATCTGTATCATATCGTGGTAGCGGTGGTTATGTAATAGTATGGAATAATGAAATTATTAATAGTGTAGAACCAAATGTATTTGATGTTTATGCCCAGATTTATATGACGGATGGAACACGATATCTCAATAATTTTAAAGTAAATAATATATCTAGTAATTATCAGTCATTTCCATCTGTTGCCTGTAATCGTAGTTTAGCAATCTCAAGTAAGTATAGCTTTGCAATTGCGTGGGCCAGTAATAGTAGTGTAAGTGGTAACTATGAAGTGTTTGCACAAATATTTAATAATGATAATGTTCCTTTACACTCGTATGATATTTTAATAGGTAGTGGCGGACCTTCTACTGATAAGAATAATCAACCGTATCCACGTATTGCAGGTTTATATAATGGTGATTATATAATTACATGGGTTAATTATGATCCAGTTACACAGTTATCAAGCATTAAAGCTCGTAAGTTAACTGAAAATGGTGGTTTAAGACCAATAATTTCAGTAAGTAATCCAACAGCTACACTATCGCGCAACTATCCTTATGTTGCTGGTTTACCTGCTAATGATCCGTATTTACCAAATGGTTTTGTAGTTGGTTTTATGTGTAAAGTAAATAATACATTACCTAATGATAATCGTTATACAATATCTGTGCGCTTATTCGATGGTGATAGTAATAATACACCAGCATCATCTGAAATTCCAATTACTACTGTTACTGGAAGTGCTGCATATACAAGTATTACAGATGGTCTTTTATCTATAGCTGAAATTAACAATAACAGTGTAAATATAAGTGATAATGGTGGTTTTATCATATCATTTTACCGTAATTATTTAGCAGATACTACTCTATATAATATTACTGATGGGTTAATAGGAACACAAAGTGGTGCTAGTGCAAGAATAAGTGCAACATATCCAGAGAGTCGTATTATTACATTACAAAATGTATCAAACCGCTTTTTAGTTGGTGAAGAAATACTGATTTCTTCAACAGTGCTATATGTTGGTAATAGTATTGAAAAAATTGCTGCAATTACATTTCTCGATCCTAGCACTGCTAATATCACTCTTGATAATGGATATCGCAGTGTAGTTGCATATCGTTATAAAAGTAATATGACATCTGCTGCAAGTAATATATGGAATACACAGGTTAACACAAGTCCATTATTTCAGGATTTAGATCGTATTAATGTGCCTAGTAACAGCACCGTGTTTGAATATAAGCGACCTCTTGCAGCAACAGCAATAAATAATAATGGCACTGCAATTGTATCATGGAGTAATGGCAGTATTCCCAGTATTTATTATCAGCTTATTGATGTTAATACTGGTGCATTTATTAATACAGAGCAGCGGCTCACATCACAATATGATGGATTAAAACAGCGCAATCAGGTTGTTTCACATCTTCAGAGTGTTGAGGGTAATGATTTTGGCTTTATTATTTCATGGGACAATCAGGATTTAGATTTATCTGGTGCAGGTGTTTATCAACAGTTAATTGGCTATGATCACTCTATTATGCGATTTGAAGATGGTAATAACAATATTATTTTTAATCATGCCGGGCAAATGGGAATAGGTACATATACACCAGCAGCAACATTACATATCCACGCTCCGCCAACAACAGCATTTAATAACCCTGCAAATCCTGCAACATTAACTCTGCAAAACACAGCATCTCATATTATTACGCCGGCAACCCAGCAGTCTATATCATTTTTAAATGGTTTAGGTGCACAATTAGGTTCAATAAATATAACAAATTCGCTGAGGTACAATGATCTTTACCCGCAACCGGGTAATTTGATTGGTTTTTATAAATTTGACCAAACAGAGGGAACCCAGGTGCCTGATTCATCTAGTTCATCAATTAATAATGATAGTCCACAGCTTACATATGTAAACACTAATGGTATACTTGTTAATTTTGATGTAGAAAACTGTTGGGTTGCAGGATTAATTAATAATGCATTGGCATTTAATGGTGATCGCAACTATGTATTTGTTGAATCGACTGCAACAAATGGTTTAAACACAGTTCTAGAGACTGCAAAACATATGTCAATTTCTGTATGGGTAAATGTAGGGTCAAATGTGGTTGTTGGATCAACTATGGATATTGTGTCTAATGGAGGTGATCTATCATTACCAGGAGGATATTTATTATCTTTACAGGCTGATCCTGGCAGCAGTGATTTATATGTATTTGCTAATATTATAGTTGATACCGTACCACCATCACCATCACTATCATCAGGTGTAAATATTAATGTTCAAAGTACTACACCAATTAATGATGGTAATTGGCATTTAATTAATATGACAGCAGATATTAGTGATACTGGCACTAATGCACTAAGATTGTATATAGATGGCAATTTAGTAAATAGTAGTGATCCATTTGATAATACACTTGCATATTTGCGTCATGGTCTTGTAGCTACTACTATTGGTATTCGTACTATTCCAAGTTCACCACCACTAAACACATATTTTCGTGGATATATGGATGAATTGCGATTTTATAATTCAGTTCTTAGTCAAAGTGAAATAACCCAATTATATACATATGGTTCACAACAACTGGGATCGGTTATCATTGCAGCAAATGGTCATAATAATATAAATTTATCACAAGTAATTGATGATACTGGTAAATTTAATAATCTAAATTGTAAACCGCTACCATATTCAGTTATATCTGGTACAATAACTGCATACCGAGATGATACAAATATATCTGGGGTATCAACTCAATTTACAAAGGAATTAGCGCCTGGTGACATCATTATTTTAGATACAAACGCAATACCAAATATAGAGTATACAATTATGTCTGTAATTGATGATACTAGTGCAACATTAAATGTCCCTGGTTATAATGGTCCAGAATTGTTTAAAACATATCAATCTATTTTAAGGAAACCTAATATATTTAGTTTTTTTGATAATGGTGATAATATACAGGGATATATTAATTCATATGGTAATTTAACACTTGGAAATGGAACATCTACATCTAAACTAGAGATAGTATCATCTACAGATAATGTAAATGCACTTCCAGAACTTACCATTACTAATACTGACCCATTATATTATACATTTTCCCGCAAAACTGCAATTAACTTTGCTAGTTATAATGCAAATAATCCTCTAGGTCCATCTGTTAATCTTGCACAAATTGCCGTTAGCCATTATAATGATAATATTAACGATAATAGTTGTTTATTGCAAATTAAAATAAATGATGGTACTGAAGTGCTGCCTGTAATTTCTGTAACAAGTAATGGTAATGTCGGTATTGGTAATAATAATAATCCTCTTGCACAGTTGCATATGATTCAAAGAAATCCGTTAGAATCGTGCACTATGATGTTAGAAAGTGATGCCCCAAAAAACAATGCTATATTTGATGAAAAAAGTTATCTTTATTTTGCGGGTAGCACCAGTAAAGGGGAAACATTGTCAACAAATGTAAATAATAGAATGTTATCTGCTATATGTGGTAGCAATGATGGAAATACTTTATCACTAGATGGTCGTATTGACATTATGACAAATAACCTATCAAATAATGAAAATGGTTTGGAATCGCGTATGACAATTACTAGTAGTGGACATGTAGGTATTGGTATACAGAAGCCAATTAATACTTTTCAAGTAGGTCCTGAATTACGAATTGGTGATAATGTGGTGAATAAAATATCTAGTGTTGCATCTCAATATAATATTGAATTAGACCAGAACATATTTTCTAATTATAATACGCCTGTTAAGAGACAATATTTAATAGGTGCAACAGTTGTTGTTGGCAATGCTACACTAACAACAGCAAAGATTACTGCTATAACAGGAAATCAGAATATGACTGTTGATACTGATTTTACAGGTTATGAGGAAAAATTAGTATACATTAGTTTAGCAGGATTAAATGCATCAAGTAGTGGTTTTGTAGGTATTAATACTACAACACCAAATACAGCATTACAAGTAAATGGTGGTTTATCATTAGGAATCTACAATACATCAGATCGAAGCTTTGATTTAGCAGATGATAATTCTATAGTTACTTTAGTATGTAATTCATCAGCATATATGATATCTGTATATCTTCCAAGTACTACATTGCGCAACTTAAAAGGGCGAATGTATACTTTTAAAAATATTGGTGGTTATGGTATAGTTATATATAGGGCTCTTGTTGACATAGGAGTAACATATATAGATGGTGCAGATAATACTGGAATTGTAGATTTTAATGGCTGCATCAGATTACAATGTGATGGAACACAATGGTGGATAATTTGAATATTACATGATAACTAAAAATGATTTAATCTATAAAACTATTTAATCTACAAAACTATAAAACTATAAAACTATAAAAACACCTATGCTAGAAACTCTGGACCAATATCTGTTAAATTATGAAAATTAGGTAGCATAGATCGCCGCGTTATATTATTAAAAAGGCGTTGTGCAGGATTTTTATATTTTCCAGAATCATCACCAAAGTGATAATAGTCATGCTTAACTTCACTACTATTTAATGCGCACATTAGCTGTTGATTACGTGGGTTTGATTGAAAAGATAAGTCTTTTGCAGATGGGGCTGCAACCTTAGGAAAAAAGCGCCAATCTTTTGCTGCAATACACGTTGGTCCTTGCAATTTATTAGTGCTAAAATCATAGCGCTTACGTACATCAGTTTCACAGTTAATATCAGTAGGTGGAGTATTATTGCAAGGTACTGGCGGTTTACATATACCTATGCAATCGGTAGTTTTTCCTATCTTACCAACTGGTGTATAATCTTTAACAAATACATCTGCATAGCAGCGCAAGCCATTACTTTGTAAAATTGCAGGGTCTTTAGGATTAACTTTATAATTATCATAGTAACAGCGATCAGCATAGTAATTTATGCGGTGTAGTTCACTTTCAACATCTATATTGCGTGCATACCCAGCTTGCAATCCAGTAGCATTTATTTGATTCCTTAGGTTGAAAGTATTGCCACATTTATCTTTAATTATATCTAGATTAAAAAGTAATATATTATTGTTTATGCTTGTGCGCTTACTATCTTCACATATTATCATGGGTGGAAAATTATAAGGACTTTTTTGATTAAATACATTATCTAGATAGCTAGAGTTAGGTGTTAACATTTCATTGCAATTTTGCAATAGTGCATCATTATTAGTAGTTTGATTGATATTTGCATATTGATAATTATATATATCAACAGCTCGGTCTAGTTGCATTGTATAGTTTGTGTAGTCTAGTTGCTTATTACTATAAATTGTGATTATATTTTTCAAATATTTTTTATATGCGGTGTAGTTTATAATATATTTTAATCTATAATTATTCTAAAATGACTACAACAGTAAAACGCACAATACTAACAACTCTAGAAACTTCAGAAACTTCAGAAACTTCAGAAACTCCTGTAACCCCACTAACATGGTTAAAATTAGCAATATCATTTAAATATATATCTAATTTTTCTATAATTGTAGCATGTCTAGCATACTATATGAATGCAATGACAGTGTTTTTTGTATGTGCACCTTTAATAATAGTTAATTTTATTGTAATATTATTAGTCCAATTTTTTGAATTAGATGCATTAGTTGATGGAATATTAGGGAATAGTATATATAGTGATGGTAGTAATGGTAGTAATGGTAGTAATGGTAGTAATGGTAGTAATGGTAGTAATGGTAGTAATGGTAGTAATGGTAGTAATGATAGCAGTACAGTAGACTATAAATCATATAAGTTACAATTTGCAACTTTATCAATAATTTGGCATTTATTTGGTGTATTATGGGTTTATACTATTGTTAATACAGGCATTATAAAAGTGTATTTACCAAATTTCATGGGTATATTTTGTATGTCATGTCTTATAGCTATATTTTATTTTATAGTATCTGTTAAAAATCATGTATATGGTGATATAAATTACATTGCATATATGATTACATATGCAATAGTATTATTTAGTACATGTATTGTATTTTATAAAACTGATAGATATTAGGTTTTAGGTATTAGGTATTAACAATATCTTAATAGATAATAAATGATAAGTAAATCAAAAAAAGTTAAAAAAGTTAAAAAAACTAAACTTGGCTCTAGAAGCAAACATATTAATAGCAAACAAAAACACAAAACTCAAAGGCAATCTCAAAGGCAATCTCAAAGGCAATCTCAAAGTAAACTTAAAAGTAAAAATAAACCTAAATCTAAATCTAAATCTAAATCTTATACATCAATAGATGATTCTTTGTATGATAGTAAAGAACTTTCTAAATTTCGTGAATCTAAATCAATTTCTATTGCATCGCGTTTAACTGATATTAAGCAAACAAGTGTAGGTGAATTAACAGATTATAAACCAATACATGATATATTGATTAATCAATGTGTAGAAAAAATGCATCAACGACGTTATTTATTACCAACATCAGATGGTAGTGAATCTAAACATATACCTAAACTGCTTGCAACTAAAGCATGTTCATGTCTTTTTGAAAAGAATAAAGATTTAAGTATAAATGAATTAGAAGCAAAAGTTTTAAATAAATTGGAAACACCTGGATCTATTTGCATTAATGTTTTAGATAAACATTTTGAAAAATAAAATAAAGCATTTATTGTTAGCTATTTAGGTATCTAGATATCTAGTTAATAATGAATCATTATTCATATCTTGATCTGCATCATATTTGCTATATTCACCATATAGATTTTTACGTAGATCTCTTTTAGATGTAAATGAGTCTGTTGTAAATAAGTAATTATAAAAAGTTACTATACACCATGCAACTATAGTGCAACATATAAGCACAAATAATGTATTTGATTGTATTGTATTATGATTCATTTAAATATTTTTTTCTCTATATGTTATATGCTATGCGATGCGATGCTATGCTAAAATATATAGAGAAAAAAAATGCAATATATTTATAGTAACTTATAGTAACTTATAGTAACTTATAATAACTTATAGTAACCTATTTATTAGAGGATAAACCTAATATAAATGACTGAGTTTAAAAAACAACATATTCAAATAATTCCGACATTATCTAGATTATCACCAATTATAATATCAATTATAGTCTGCTCATATGCATTTATTATACAGTCACTATACTCTACATATTTAGTAATATGTTTTTTTATTATGTTTGGATCAAATTATATATTAAAATTTATTGGTAAATCATTTTTAGGATCTCTTGGTGAAAGACCTAGTGGTGCAAATAGTTGTGGTATAATTTTTGATGGAATTAAATCTATAAGTTATGGAATGCCTAGTGGTCATAGTCAAATAGCATGGGCAGTAGCAAGTTATTTAATTGTAAAAATATTAATAGATGATGTAATGATTGATAAGACTGATAAGTCAGATATACAAAATATTAATAATACATATAAAATAATTAAATCATTACTATTTATATTAATTTTATTTATAATTGCAAGTTATATATCATATTCCCGTGTAATTATTGAAGGATGTCATACCTGGATGCAGGTAATTATTGGTGGTTGTATAGGTGCAATTATGGGTATATCTGTATTTGTTATAGAAAAATATATATTTTAAAAATTGAATTTAAAAATTGAATTTAAAAATTACATTTCTAATATCATATTAAACTAATCTACAAAAATATACTAGCCAATAGTATTAATAGTATCCAATAATAATGCCACCAAAACAAGTAATTATTACTAAAAGAAAACCTATAGATTCTAGTGAAGCTACTGAAAGTGTTAAAGATACAATTCCATCTAGTATAGTTTCATCAACATTAGAACCTGCAAGTGTATCAACTGCAAGCCCTACACCTGCTCCCATACCTGCTCGTACACATGTAATTATTAAAAAACCTCAAGTAAGTGAAATAGCTGATAAAAATAAGCCATCTTTATCTATAACAAAAGTTAAACCCCCAACTGTATATAAAAAAGATGTAAAAACTAAATCATCATTACCCGATTTATTCAATGATGATAATGTTGATTATCGTTATATTATGGCAAACTATGATTTTTCAAAAAATACAACCCGACCATTTATAACAACATATGAAAAATGTAAATTAATAGGAACCCGCGCAAAGCAAATTGAATCAGGTGCAATTACTGATATTGATGTTAAACCTGGACAAACCGTAATTTCTATAACAGAAGAAGAATTACGTTTACGCAAAATGCCACTTCTTATTAAAAGAACTATTGGTGATCGCGTTGAATATTGGAAACTTGCAGATATGGAAGTTGATATGGATTAAATGATAGATTAAATTACACGTTTTAAGATATTGATTTTTTTTAAATTTTTAAAATAAGATAGATATCATCAAGTAGATATCATCAAATAGATATCATCAAGATAGATATCATTAAGATAGATATTATCATAGATACATATATAATTTAAATATTGTAGTAAAAGCATAAAAAGACTTTAAATGTCAATTAATACATCACAGTATACATATTCAAAAATTAACCCAGTTACAAATCAGCAATATGATGCTAATATAGGTATTCCTGTACAGTCAGCACAATCGAAAATTATAGATTCCCGTACACTCAAGGATTTTAAAGAGCAGGCATTTGGTGGATACAATCGTACAAATGTATCCTCTGCATTAGACAAATCGCTCTTATCTGATAAAATTGAGGCATCTCTTTATTGGGTTGCCCAACTTTTATCATCTGGAGCAACTAATTCTGTTTGGGAAAAACTTTGTACATTTTGCATTAAACAAATAAACATATATAATCCTAAACTACCGGAATTTATTTATAATCGCACACTTGAATGGTACAAAATTACTGATAATCCAAAATATTCTAAAGATAATATTTTACAACTTCGTAACCATCCATCTATTAGATTGTTACTAGCAGAACTAGTATCAATAATAATTCTTTCTAAAAAACGTAAAATCAATACATTACCACGTATTAAAAAAGAGGAATTTATTATTGACTCTTTTAAATCACGATTAGAAGCTCCAGATACATCAGCAACCAATTCACAATGTAGTGCGCTTTGTAGCTCCCTATATATTGATGGTGACCCCAGTGAAATTCGCGTTGCAATTAATGAAATGTGTCATCATCTATGTGCTGGTCATAATGCAAAATCCCTTTATTGGTTAGCCTGGATTATGGAATGGGAACATATAAATACAAAACGTTATGGTAAATATAACTGTGGTTTACGCACAATTGAAGGTGTTGATGGCAAATGGTATAATGATGTAGTATGGTTTATATGGGCAATAATTAATAAGATTGTAAGTGTAAAATTTGGACAATCATTTAGTGGAGGGCAAGTAACTGGGCAAGTAACCGCATTATACAATCTTTATAAGTATAAGTTTACAGCAGGTGCAAAATCTCGCAAGCATTTTTTAATTATTAATGCAATGCTATATATTACTGAACTAATTGATTGGCAAACACAACTTATAGATCGTCCTGCCATACTATATCAAAATTTACTAGGTTATGATAAAATCTTTGTTACAATGAAACCCCAACAGATTAACTCTAGTGCACAAAGTAAAGATTTAATGAATATAGTAGTTGAAAATAACTATATGATTACAGAAAAACATAAGCAATATGAAGAGGATAAACAGCGCAATTTAGTTAAACAGCAAGAACTGCATAAACAACGAACACTTACTAAAGAGCGATTAGCTAAAGAACATCTAGCAAAGCAAAAAAAAATTAATGTTCATAGTTTAGATAAATTAACTGCTGTTAGTAAATTAGATAAAGTGTTAAATGGCGATATATTTTAAATGTAAGCATAATTTATCTAAAAAATTTAAAAGTTTATAGTAGTAAAGATTTGTGTAGATTAGAGTAGATTCGAGTATACTTACGTGTGTACACTTGCATTATATAATGGAGCCTATAAAAAAGCATGTAAGATATCCTTCCAGAACAGTTAATTATGAAGATGTGCATGAAATATGTGAAATAAGTGCACTAGCATCAACACAAACACCAACACAATGCAGTAATCATCAATTTATCCCTAAACTCAAGATTAAAAGTGATGATCACAATATTCTATTTGATATTGATTTTCCACAATCAGGATGCATTAGCATTTGTGAAATAATAACAATATTTGAAACTAAGTATAATATTCCATATACTTCATTTTTTCTTGTATTTGATGGTAAAATTGTAAATAAATGGCAATACATATTCAAGCATCAAATTACACAATTACAGAATACAGTTGAACTAGTACCACGCATGCTAGGTGGTAATGATGTTTTAGATATGATTATGATGCCTATTAATATGATATTTTCACCAATTATAGCACCTTTTGTTTTAATTGGTGAAATTTTTGAATTCTTAGCAGCATTATTATTATTTATAATTAAATTTACAGTATGGTTATTTAAATTTATAGCATGGTTAATGTTTGATTTACTTAATCCTGCAAATTTTAGTGCTGATTTTATAAGCGGGTTTATTACTATTGTTTATGCTATATGTTCAGCTGCAATTAATCTTGTTGTTACATTAATATCGCTTTCTACAACTGCAATAGGCAATTTATTTAGTAGCACATTTTGGGGGTGGGATCAATCTAATTTAACAAGTGAAGATAAGCAAAGTGCATATTTTAAAAATGCTAAAAATTGTAGGAATAAAAAATGTTATCTTAGTCAACACAATACCATTCCGTTTAGTATGTTGTTTGGAACTATTCTATGTCCGCCATTAGGGGTATTTATGGAATATGGAATGACTGGATGGTTAAATATTTTATTATGCTCAGTATTAACATTATTATTTTACTTTCCAGGTTTAATATATGCTTTGCTAATCATTTATAATAATTAAGTAATTAAGTAATACTTCTAAAATACTAGATACTAGATGCTAGATGTTAGATGCTAGTTGCTAAACTACTTGCAATTTTATTTAGTAAATGTAAATATTCTGCATAAGATTAGGTAAATTTGTTTTAGAAATTTATATGCTTTTATTGTAGTTAAATTTATTATTTATTATTTGTTATTTATTATGAAAAATAATAGAATAGTTTTACATTTACCATTCTCAAAATATAAAAAAAATGTTATTGTCCAAATTAAAGATGCAGATAAAAGACTAACACTATACAATTTTCTTGTACAAAACCAATATATAAGCACTGCTGACAATATATATATAATATCTGGTACTAAACTTGTATCTAAAACTACTACACTATACAATTTAATCACAAATGGATGTACAATATTTGATGTGCATCCAGTACTTTATGGAGGTGGATTAATTGATATGTTTATGGGTATTATAAAAATAGGTGAATTTTTCTTAATTATTCCTAATATTTTAATATGGTTTTTTAAAACAATATTATGGTTAGTGCAATTTATACCATGGTTATGTTATACATTTCTAAATCCAATGAAAATAGCACATGATGTTGTAAATGCTTTATTAACTATTATGTTAGCATTATTAATGGTACCTGTGGATTTCTTTTTTGCAGCTGCACAATATGGAGCACATATTTTAGAATTTATGATGTCAGGTGTTTGGGGTTGGGATCAATCTAATTTAACAGCTATAGATAAAAACAGTGATTACTTTAAAAAATCTAAAGATTGTCGTGATAAAAAATGTTATCTAAGCAAAAATAATACAGTACCCTTTAGCATTTTATTAGGTACAATAATATGCCCACCATTAGGTGTATTTATGGTATATGGCTTTACTGGATGGTTAAATATACTTATTTGTTTAGTATTAACAGTTATTTTCTATTTTCCGGGATTAATCTATGCAATGTTAATTGTCTATAATTAATTACATGCAAAGATTATCAAGATAATCCTACTTAATCCTATTAATTTGCTATTAATTAGCTATTAATTAGAATTTTCATTTTTTATTTGTCTATTTGATTGCTTAAAAAATATGAGTGAAATATAGTTTTATAACTATCTATGTCTAAAAGAGCAACTGATATAACGCTACCAGCAAACAACCAAGATCCTGAAGATTATGTTTATGTATCAGCACGTAATTGGAACCGCAAGCAAAAAATTATAAATGGCCAAGGAAGCAAATTAGCAGACATTGTAGGTAGACCAGGTCCAATAGCAGGTATTATAATTCAGTTATTTGATGCATTTGTAAATTTCTTTGCTAGATGTATGATTTTTTTGCTACGTATTACAGAATATGCATTTGACTTAATTAATAATTATGCATTTGGAAATTTTAACGGGTTTCTACCAAATACAATCACTGGGGGACCTGTATATACATATAAATTTTTACGTTATGTAATGACAATACTAATGCCACCTGTTGGAGTATTTATGGGGAAGGGGATGTATGGTGCATTCAATGTTTTTGTATGTTTAATTATAACATATGTAAATTATATTGCAGGTATTATTTATGCTATAGTTATTACTATGCATAATCGTTATGCAGACCAATATGAAGAATACGAATATAATATGCTCAAAAAAATGAATCCAGACCCATCTTTAATACCAACTGATAGTACAGCATTTGTAGGGATGATTGGGTTTTTAGTAATATTTGTATTAGCAATTTGTGCATTTCTATATTGGTTTTAAGGCCAGTAGTGGAGTGGATGGGCTTTAAAATTTAACTATTTACACCTTTAGACATTTAAAACGCCGATATTTATTTATAATTTTTAGTTTAGCATTTTGCATTTAGCATTTAGCATTTAGCATTTAGCATTTTGCATTTTAGTTTATTTTACTAGTTTTTTACCTATATTTTATATAGGAATTTGTACACTCTAAAATGCCAGATAACCTAGAAAATACTAAAACTAAAACTAAATCTACATCTACATCTACATCTACATCTACATCTACATCTACATCTATATGTATTCATATTTTTCGACGTGATTATCGTCTTTATGACAACACTACTCTTATTGAAGCATGTAAAACGCATAGTCTAGTAATACCCATTTTTATATTTACACATAAACAGATAGATAGCAAACTAAATCCATTTCGTAGTGATAACTCAGTGCAAATACTTTGCAATTCTTTACAGGATCTAGATACACAGATACATAGCCAACTGCACACTACTGCTACACATACTAGTAAAGGACAAGGACAAGGAATATATATATTTCATGGTGATGAGTTTACTATTCTAGAAGATTTAATAAAACTTATTCCTAATCTTAAAACTATTTCATTTAATCAAGATTATACTAAATATTCACAGGAACGTGATGCTAAAATAGAAAAACTATGTAAAACCGCAACTATAAACTGTTTATCATTAGATGATATTTGTCTTAATCCAATAGGTACAGTTTTAACTACAACAGGTAAAACATACACTAAATATACACCATTTTGGCGGGCATCTGCAAGTAAAACTATACGTAAACCAGTTGCAAACAATGCAGTAAACTATTTACATTCTAAAGATAGCATTGCCAAGCTATTGGTAAAATATAAGCATTTTATACATATTGATGATGTAATGAAACCTAATGGTGTGATTATGGGAAATTTTAATGATAAGTTGATTGAGCAAGGTGGTCGGGAAAATGGCCTTGCAATACTGAAAAAAATAAGCAGCTGGAAAAACTATGATGTTATTCACAATAATTTAACCTATCAAACAACGCATTTGTCACCATATAATAAATTTGGCTGCGTTAGCATTAGGGAAGTATATTGGTGTATGGTTGCCAAATTAGGGAAAGATAATGGTTTAGTAAGGCAATTATTCTGGCGGGATTTCTTTTATAATCTATCGGCAAAATTTCCTGAAATTTATCAAGGTGGCAATCAATCATCACTTAATCCTAAATATCGCAATATAAAATGGCACGAAAATTTAGCAGATTTTCATAAATGGTGTAATGGTCAAACTGGGTTGCCAATAGTTGATGCATGCATGCGAGAATTAAATACTACTGGATATATGCATAATCGTGGACGATTGATTGTATCTAATTTTTTATGTCGATTAATGCATATGGATTGGCATTTAGGTGAAAAATATTTTGCAAATCAATTATATGATTATGATCCAGCGCAAAATAATTTTGGATGGCAAATGTCAGGGGCAAATAGTAGTGGTACCACTTCACGGCCTTTAGATCAAACTATATTAAATCCGTGGTTGCAATCTATACAATTTGATAAGCAGGGAGAATATATTAAAAAATGGTGTCCAGAATTAAAAGATGTAATACCGGCAGATTTGCATAAATGGGATATTGCCTGTGACGAATGGCTGTCAAAAGGTATTAAATATAGTAAACCTATGCTGGATTATAAAGCGGAAAAAACTAAAAATTTGAAAATGTATAGGCAATATATATATCTAATTTAATTTATAGATATAATAGTTAAACAAGATTGTAGTATCTAGAACATATCTTATATTTCTTATGATTAAATCTAAAAAAATTAAAACAGACAATATGCATATTAATATAAATATATTAACTCCTATTACAGCATTAAGTATATTAATTATATTAATTATATTAATTATAATAGCTATGTATTTTTTAAAAAAAAATAAAACTGTTGATTATTTTAATAGCCCATCAAGTAATATATCAGGTAATATATCAGGTAATATATTAATTAATATAGGTAATTGGTTATGTGAATATATTTATGATATTGCCACATCTATACTTTTACAAAAAGATTTTACATATAATATTCCAGATATTGATTTTGTTAAACATTTACCTAAATTTATTAAATATGCTAATATAGATCCATCAATATATACTAATTTAACCGCTAAAGGTATTACATATAATTCTTTTACACAATTGCACCCAGAAAAATGTGCAATATGGTTTATAAATGATAATACAGACCATAATTTTTGGATATGTTTAAAGCCGCTTATACAGTCTATATTAGATGATGCTTTAATAAAAAGTAATCTAAAAAAAGTTGTTGAATATCCTGTAATACATTTTAGGTGTGCGGATGTACCATTTGCAAGACATCGTCATTATCATTTTCAAAAATATAAATTTTATAAAAAAGCATTAGAAAATATTAATATATTATCATTACAGCAATATTCAAAGGTTATTATTTTAAGCTGTAGTTTTCATTTATCAAATAATGAAGATCAGGTATGTTGTAGCACATATACTAATTCACTTAGTGATTATTTAAAAAACATATCATATGATACAATAGTTGAGTGTAATACAAATATTGCAGATTTTGCAACGTTGTTTTATGCACCTGCTGTTATTTCAGGAGGAAGTTCATTTTCTTTTATAAGTGGTTTTTGTGGTAAAGGTATTTTTATTTCAGGTGGTCATTGCGAAGAGGGATATACTGAACCTAATTCAAAATGTGATAGTTGTAGTACTTGGTTACAAAATGCAGATGATATAAAACATAAAGATATTGATGATTATTATAATACAGATGCAGTTATTAAAGCTTTGCAAAATTAAGTGATTATGTTCAGTATTAATTTTAGTATCTTAGTATTTCAATAAATTATTTAATATAATTCATGTATCAAAGTGCCATAGCCATTTGATATTTTATTAAATAATTCAGGTGAATCATAGAAAATATGCGCTAATATTATTTGATCAGAATAACAGGTAAATGTATTTGTTTCACTAATACATTTATTAAGATATTTATAAAATAGATCATGAAATATAGGAATAAATGAAATATGTAATACAAATATACCGCCGGAAATATTATGTGTGTTATTCCATTGTTTAATACTACTATCAGGTTTTTCACCATCAGATGTGCAATAATTAAATTTATCTTTTGCAAGTAAATCCATTTTGTTAATATTTGGGCATTCTGTTGTTGGTGGTGCTTTATCTCTAAATACACATATTCCTGCATCAATCCAAGCAAACCATTCTGTTTTATATGGATTTAAAACAGAACTTTCTAAAACTAAATTTATTTTTTCAAGCCAAACAAATCCTAATTCTTTTGAAGGAACATGTACAGCGTGTATATCATTTGACATATTAAGCTGTGATGTTTTAAAATCTGTAATATTTTTTTCAATAAAGTGTGTGGGATATGATTGTCTAAAATTTTGTGTTTCTATCCATTGTTTTGTTTCATTAGTACAGAAAAAAATATAGGGTGCATTAATGACAAGTGTATTTTTAAACCATTCATCATATTTATTATTATATTTATTATTTACATTCCAATATCCAGATACAAATGTAATCAAATATTTTTTATTTATTAGTAAAGATTTATCTATAAAATTTTCATTATTTGGAAGTAACTTTTCATATAGCTTTACATATAATGGGCTTACATTAATTAATAAACATAATAATAAACATAATAATAAACATACCAAACATACTAAATATATATTATGCAGATTATTATTATTATGTTTTTTAATATTATTAGTTTGTAAATAGTATTTATATAATTTATTTAATTTATTTAACATTATTTATATATAAACAATATTTAATATTAGGTATAGTTTTATTAGTTTATTTAAAATTTATAAAAATACTAATGATAATAATAATAATTTTAATTAAAATATGGTTAAATATAACTTAATAATTTCTATGTAATTGATAGATACTTATTGATACTTATTACTATTTATTAATAATCTTAAAAATATATAGTTTTTAATATGACTGATGCTCTTGAAAATCAAATAAAAGCTGGTGAATGGACATTGTTTGATAAAGTTATGTATGGTGGCTTAGGTTTTGGTAGTTTTTGTGTGCCAACAAATCTATTTAAAGTACTTTTCACTGTTATTTTTCCACCTTTAGGGGAAGTTATAAATATAGTTGGTGATTTTGTAATAGATCAATTTCCATATATAACTTATGATTCTCTTAAAGCAATTGCTGAAAATCTTAATCGTATTATATATAGTTTTGTGCTAACAAGCATGTTTTATATACCAGGACTTATTTATACATTAAGTAATATATCTTGTAATAAACAAACATCTAATCAAGTTATTGTTAAACCAAAGGGGTAATAATTAATTTAATTATTAATTTAATTATTAGTTTAATCTATATACATTTTACATTTTACATTTTATAATACTTAAGCAGGGTTATATTTATTTAATCATTATTTTCATAAATTTAATTATCAGCATTTAGTGTTACTATCTAAATTTATTATATAAGTATAGTTATCTAGCATAGTAAATAATGAATACATTTAAATCTAAATTAAAACTACGGCCTAATATTGAAGAACGTCAAACACTTGATGCAACACATAATAATATGATAATCACATTTGAAGAAGTGCGAAATAGCATAACACACTTAACTGATGAGCTTAAAATAATTAATGACCAACTAGATCAACTTAACTTAGCAAATTCATCACAAATACTTGATATGCCAAAGCAACGTGCTATTTGGGCTCTAGATGATAAAAAAAAACTTATTGAACATGAAATTGCTAAAATACAAAACAATGATGATGAAAATGCATATATGCTTAATACAGGCAAATTGCTTAGCTCATACTATAAAATTCTTGATAGTGAAAAGCAAATTGCATCTGGACTTTTTGCAAATAGTAATGATAATATAACTGATAATACAAATGAAACTGAAAATACTAATTGTAATAGCAATAGCAATATCAATAGTAGTAACAACAATAACTTTGATAATTTAACTAAAAAAGCAAGTTCATCTATTAACATTGAAATAAAAACACCAACAAAAAAAAGAACAATAACCGATTGGTTTTCACTTAATGTTGATAGTCCTATAATTAAAAATGGGATAACTAGCAAAAAAACAGTTTTAATTATTAAAAAAAATAGATCAAACAGCCAGGATCAACAGAATGTTAAACATAATCAACATGATCAACATGATCAACATGATCAATATGATCAACACGATCAACATAATCAACACAATCAACATGATCAACAACATAATCAACATCAGGATCAACAGAATCATACACAAGAAAACTTACACTTAACTCACAAAGTTGTTGTTGATACTAAAGATACAATTTATGAAAAATACATGAAATCAATTGATAAAACTTATATAAATACTACTAATGATAATACCAATATTTTTGATAGCTGTTCAAAATGCCTAGTCGAAATGCTTCTTAATAATAACACAGGATTACTAATATGTCCTAAGTGTGGTCTCCTTGAAACAATTATAGTTGATAGTGATAAGCCCAGCTTTAAAGAACCTCCTAAAGAAATGACAAGCTTTTGCTATAAACGTATAAATCACCTTAACGAATTTTTAGCACAATTTCAAGCAAAGGAAACTACCAATATACCAGAAGATGTTTACAATGAAATTTTAATGGAAATACAGAAAGAGCGAATCAATAATATGGCTAAGATTACACCAAAGAAAATGCGACTCATTTTAAAAAAGATTCATAAAAACGATTATTATGAACACGTGCCTTATATTATTAATCAGTTGAATGGGTTACCGGCGCCAGTAATTGCGCAGGAAATTGAGGAAATTATTCGCGGAATGTTTAAAGCTATTCAAATCCCATTTGAAATTTATTGTCCAAATAAGAGAAAAAACTTTTTATCATACAATTATGTAATGTACAAATTTTTTGAGCTGCTAGAACTAGATGAGTATTTAAATTGTTTTCAATTGTTAAAATCACGTACAAAATTGCATCAACAAGATCAAATATGGAAAAATATATGTTTAGATTTAAATTGGCAATTTATTAAAAGTTTGTAGTAGACAATCTTCTATATAATTTACTATTTGTTTTACTATTTGAGTTATTACCTATAAAATTGATTTCCATTTGCAACAATTTAAGAAAAACTTCTTAATAAAATATAAAAACTATTAAATAATATGGCAAACGCAAGCAAATCAGCAAACACAAGCAATGATAATAATAAAGGTATAAAATACTTTGCATTTTATCAGTCAAAAAAAGTGCCAGATATAATGGTAGATTATAGAAATCAAATAATAGACAAATATACTGATGGAGATATTAAAAGCAATAGATTATGGGGAATAATTGCCCATGGTGATAATGAGTTTACAGTAAAAGATATTGCTAATATACCTGCTAGACACAGTGAAGCATTAATTATTTGTAAAATGACTGATGTTAATGAAATGTTTAATACTAATATTACAGTATATAAGGAAACTGATAGGTTTGCTAACAGATTTACTTATATTGATAGTGATAGTGATAATAATACTTTACCATCATCACCACCATCCCCATCACCATCATCACCATCATCTCCAGATATTAATGAACAATGGTCTGAAAGATGTGAAACCTGTTTCCACCCTAGTGATAAGTTTAATAATAAAACTATATTTAGTGGTTTGCAATCAATATTTAACAATTATAGTGAATTGCAAGACAACTATAAATATATTTTAGCTGAACACATAGTTATTCCACTTGAAAAAATTAATCAATTATATGATATTAAAATTAATATAGATTTTAACCAACAACTAGCAAATTTTGAAGAAAAACAAATTATTACACCTGATCTAGCATCACTATTAAAAGTATACTATACTATAATTTATGATGAAATTATGGCTCAAGGCCATAATTTTCATACATTTTCTGTAAGTAATTTAAAAAAATATATTAATTTATTGACTCCACAGTTTTTTCAAAATGATTTAGAGAATGTGTGGACTTTATTTAAACAATCATATCAGCCAGATCTCTATAAACCATTCGCAGATGCCAATAAACTAGACACATCAGCATTTACATTTGACTATAAGTGCAGTCCATATTACGATTTAAATATTAAATGCTCATTAATGCGTACTTTATACCATACATCAAAGGCATTTGCAGATTTAGAGCCTCTAGATGCTGCACCAATAAAAGCAATTATTCAATGTAATGAAACTGTTATATTTGACTATAAAACTAATAATTTACTTTGCAATGTTTATAGATCTTATGTAACTAAACTTGAAAATGCAAAGAAACTAGCAATAACTTTGCAGGCAAATTTAAAAGCTGTAGCATCTAAGACAACTGCAAGTAATGCAGTAACTACAGTACAAGCAGCAAATATTGCTATACATAAAAATGCGCAGTCAATAGCGGATCTTGAGATATTAGTGGCTAATTCATTTATAAAATTGCAAAAAGTTGATTGTTCATTTACTAATCATATTGCATATAATTCATATATTGGATATCACTTATTTTCCTTAAATACCTCTCGCTATGAAGCATTAATTTACTGTGGATATATTTTAGGAAATCTTGAACACTTTCGCAACTACTTTAGGTTTAATACATCTTTTGTACCTTTTGCACATAGTGTGTTAGGCTCTACACGTATTACACAAGAACGCTTTAAACTATATATTAAAAACAGTTTTATAGGTCGTATGCTCAATAAAGAGATTACTTGTGATTTATTTTGTTTGAAATATTTATTAAATTTAAAACATTTTCCAAAATATCCTAAAACATTTCAAATGGCTGATTATACTTTTGAATATAATAAGGAAAATTATCTAATGCTAGAACCTAATAAGGCAAATAAAATTCATGCATTTGCAAAATCTAGTGTTAACATTGATTTATTTGATTATCAAAAATCTAATTTAATTTGGATGGCAAATATTGAAGATACTGTTGATAAGAATGAGCTAGGTGTTGAATCATTTGTAAATAATATTAAACCTAAAAAAATGCTGAAAACTGCTAATGATATTAAAACATTTTTAAATACAATGAGGCAATATTCTAATTATCTGCTTGATAAAAACTATTACATTGGATATTTAAATAATGAATATATTATTGATTTTAAACCAGATATTGATATTGAAAGTTATAGTCTTTATATACATAAGCTGTGTTTAGGCTATGCTGATGTAGCATTTAACAATCCTGAAAATTTAAATCATTATATAAATAATAGTTCATTGATTAATGCATTTGTACCTATTAAAGATTATTTAAAAACATATTCTAAAGATATTAAGTTATGTGGTGGTGTTTTATCTGATACAGTTGGCTTAGGCAAAACGGCATCATTAATTTGCCATATTGCAAATTCTCTTGAAAAGGATAAGATTAAATATGATATATATAAGTCTAATCTAAGCAAATTTGGTTTAGAAGCTAATGATAATGATAATGATTCACAGTTTAAAGATCCTTTGGTAAATGGTGGTTTTGAGTATAATAATTTAATTATTGTGCCTAGCCGATTAACTTCACAGTGGGAGCAGGAGATTGCTAAGTATCTGGAGGGTAAGTTTAAGTTACGTGTAAAAGTTCTTGTAAGTATTAGCAATATTAAGACTTTAGAAAAAGAATTAAAGGCTTTTAATGCTAAATTAAGTGAGCGAAAACTATTACAGGAGAAAACTGCTAAAGCTGAAGCTAAACTTTCAGCTAAAGTCAAAGCTAAGCCAACTATTACAAAGAAAACGCAGAGCGATACTGGAGATAAGCCAAAGGCAAAACCAAAAGGGCGACCTACAAAGGCGTCTAGAGCTGCTGCTGCTTTAGAAGCATTAATGAAAACAGATTTAGGTGATGATAAACTTTTAATAGAAACAGAAACAGAAACAGATACAATTCTAACTGCACAGGAAACAGAACAGGAAACAGCACCAGCTCTAGATACATCTACATCTACAACTACGCCTACTCCTGATACTACAAATACACTGACTACACCTAAATCATATGATCTAGAACAGTTATATGATGTTTATATAGTATCTTTGAATCTCCTTAGCAATGAAAATTATATTGCCCATATTGGTCTTAAAGAAGGTGATCATCTTATTTCAGATGCAAAAATTGAGGCAAAAGCACTAGAATATATGACTACAGTTACACTTAATAAACTGATGGTAGAGGATTCTGAAACAGGTAAACCCAATTATAAAGAGCAACTAGAGCGTGCAAAAACAATGTATCGTTTAGACGCAGTTAGAAAACAGTTTAGCAGCCCATGGACTATTACACGAGATATGGATAAGTTTAACATTTTCAAGAGTAAATGGAATCGTGCTAACCTTGATGAAGCTCATGAAAAGTTGCAACCACCTATTAAACTTTTACATTCCGAACAACATAATCACATTTATAAAACAGATGATCAATATTTATATGAATGTTTAGTAAACTTGCAATCTAATTATAAATGGGGATTATCAGGTACACCACTAGAAGCTGGATGCCGCAATTTAGCAGGAATAATCCAATTTTTAAGTGTAAAATCACCATTGACTAGTAAACAATCCCAAATTTATAATACACGTTACTTAACTGATATTATAGGTATACAAAAGCATAATATTGATGTATTGTTGAAAACAATTGTTAAGCAAACTACAAAGAAAGAAGTCAAAAATATTATAAATATACCCATATTTACTGAAACAATTATATATATTGATCAAACAAATATTGAGCGTAATATATATAATACGATAAGATGCAGTACACATTTTACAGATGAAACTAAGCGGAAGCGGCTCTTTTTAATGTGTACTAATATCTTGATTAATGAAGGTTACGATTTAACTAATAAAAATGAAATTATATCTGACACTATATTGACATTAGAGGAGCTTAATGCAAATATGATTGGCAAATTCAAAACACAGTTAAAAACTGTTGATGGAGAATTAGCACGTTTGGAAACGCAACAGTCACATTTAGCAACTGATAACGAGCATCTTACATCAATTAACACTTATATAGCCGACCGTTTTAGCGATTCTAAAAATATGCAGAAATTATTAACATCATATATATCTGCTGCGGCATCATCATATACAGCAACATCTGCATCTGCATTTGCATTTACACCAGCATTAACATTTGATAAACTTATTAAAGAAATTGATAACCGAATGGCATTATTTGAAACGCGTACTGCACATAGTGATCAATGTCGTGTAATTCTATCAGTTATTCAAATATATGAATTATGGTCTCAGCTAGAAACACTTGGTTCTAAACTATTTATTAACCTTGATATAATAAAAGAGGCGCTTTACCTACCATCTCAAACAGATTATCCACACTGGCAAACACCAATAGGATTGGAATATAGTGCGCAATGGGCTGCCAAATATGGTGTTAAACAAAATAATAATGATATTATTAAAAATCAGAAACGTATTGATACAAATAAAAATGAGCAAAAACGTCTTAATAATCAAATAGTATTATTTAAGGACAATGAATTTCTTAAGGAAAAAACATCAGATCCATGTATTATTTGCTTTGAAGAATTGAATGAGATTGCAATTACACCTTGTCGGCATATTTTCTGTAAAGAATGCTGTAATCGCCTATCAGATGGGTTTAAGATTGGTTTTAATTGTCCAGAATGCCGGGGTGGTGTTATGTTAAGTGATATTAATATGACAAATATTGAATACATAAATGATCCTAATAAGAAGAAACCTGTTGCAAAAGACGGGGATGGAGATGCTAATACTAACACTAACACTTGTGATGATGATGATGGTGATGGTGATGGTGATGGTGATGGTACTGATGGCAGTAAGCCTAAACAAGTATCACAATTAGTTACTAAACTAGGACGTAAGTGGAAAACAACTTGCATTAATAAATATGGTAGCAAAATGGCTGTGCTTGTTGAATATTTATATAAACTATTTGAAAATGTTGAAAACCGTGTTATAATATTTAGTCAATATGACAAAATGTTAAAAATGATTGGCAAAACTTTAGAAGAATTTGCAATTAAGTTTGTATATTGTTCTGGCAATACTTATGTGGTTAATAAAAATATTAATAAGTTTAAAAAAGATGATAGTATACGGGTAATTATGTTAAGTAGTGAAACTAGTAATAGCGGCAGTAATCTTACTGAGGCTAATCATATCATTTTCATTGATGTATTATTTCAAGACAAACAACATGTTCAATCTGTTGAGCAGCAAGCAATTGGGCGAGCTGTACGGCTTGGTCAAAAGCGTGCAGTTAATGTTGTGCGATTTATAACACGGGGAACTGTGGAACAGGAGCATTTTGATAAGAATAAATATGATATAAATAAATTGCAAGAATAGTTAAGATAGTTAAGATAGTTAAGATAGTTATTAGTACATTCTATATTATAGTGTTTACAACTCTAATTGGTTTGGTATCACCATTTTCATATACATCTAACCAAACTTTATGTGGATAGTAGCCGTTATGATCATTAGTCATAATAAAATTAATTTTTTTCTTATTTACTAAATTTATTTCCATTACTATTTGAAAATCATCAGTTGATTCATATATATGAATATTATCAATTTTTTTGTCATTTTCTTTGTCAATTTCTGTGTCAATTTCTTTGTCAATTTCTGTGTCAATTTCTGTGTCAATTTCTTTGTCAATTTCTGTGTCAATTTCTTTTCTAATATATTTAGCAACTGTTTTAGCTAATTTAGTAGTCAATCCAGCAAAAATTCTAGCAGATGAGCCTATTGTATTTTCTGAAAAATAACAACAAATTTTTTCACAACATTCAATACCACCTTCAATTTTAAATATATATTTAGTGCATTTAGTGCATTTAGTGCATTTAGTGCATTTAGTGCATTTAGTATTTTTGCAAGTTGTTAATACTATTGCGTGAGAACCATATGGTCCTTTATTGCCATCATTGTAAATATAGTTAATTGTTTTTATATATTCTTTTATATTTTTTATTTTATGAGAAAAATGCGATTTACTCATTATAAATAAATAAAATATACTTAATATTTATTAATTTATGGTTATATTTTTAAATTTATTAATTTATATTTATATATGTTTTTTCAAATTCATTAATAAAAGTATACGACCATCTAGAATCGTAATTAACTGTTTTAATTCTGTTATTTTATCTTCAAAATTAATTGATCTGTAACCTGAAAACCATTTTTGTATATGTTTATCTATTTCAAATTCAATCCAATCTATTGCTGATTTAATTCTAGTAATTAACTCTACTAAACCAGTTACAATAACTGTAAATATAGATTTTTCAGGTGTTTCAGAAGAGTTGCATTTGTCACCTTTGTCACCTTTGTCACCTTTGTCACCTTTGTCACCTTTGTCACCTTTTTCATATGTATCCATTAATGTTTTAATTAATTCAAGTTTTAATGTAATATCCATTTGTGCTAACTCAGTTCTAACTTTTTCAATAATTTTATTACAGTTAGAACCATTTTTAACAAATGATGCACTAGTATATAAAGTATCTAATGTACCAACAACTAATGTGTTTAATATGTTTGAACTAACATAGGTTAGTAATGTACCACCAACAAAGTAGCTTATCATTGTTATAGTAATATATGTAATAGCTGTTATTTATGTAAACAAATAAAAAAAGTGAACAAAAAAATATTTAACTGAAAAATACTAAATACAAATATGTAAAATAAAAATTGATTTAAAAAACTATAGAAATGTAATTTATTCATAACAATCTATAACAATCTATATCATAATGAGTTCATGCATACAAGAAAAAGATAATATAGCTGTCCATTTAACTGAAGATTTAACAGAAGATTTAACTGTATTAGTTTGGAAAGCATATTTTACACATTTTGTACTCAAATCAATAAATGATATACGAATATCACGATTTAATGATATTAAAGCATTTATAATAAATTTACAAGCTAAATATAATGATTCAATTAGTAATAATACCGATATACAAAATGCTAATCTTACCGATAAAAATATTGAAACATTATGGGATCTTACAGACATTGGAGATTACCATAATTTAAGCTATATTTATAACCAAAACAAAAATAGTAAATATGCTCATGTATATACACAAGGATATGGCTATTATCATTGGTTTACGATTGCAATTACGCTTGAACGCTTTTACTCTAATACATTACTAGAGCAGCAACAACATATTGCAAATGCACATACATTTGCGGCAAGTTATATTTTTCATAATGGTTATTCTGAATATTTTCATAAAATTTATAGAGATTTTCTTGACTATAAGGATATGCATTCTGCATCTACATATGGTTATTGCTTATCTACTATTAGTGGTTTTATAATGAAAAATAAAACGGAAAAGCTTAACATATGGGCAATGGCTGTATATAATAATGTAATTTCTAACTTTGTATTGTGATTTTGATTAATATATCTAATAAGTATTTTCATCTACAAATATTGTTTTTTTATTAAATTCCTGAGAAATAAGGTAAGTTTGTATAAATTCAGGATATAATTTATTAATTTTAACAACTTTGATATCTAGATAATCATATTTATCCATAACTTTTTCTGCATTCATACTAGCTTCTTTTTCATTGTTATAGCATTTAGCAATAATTATATCAGTATTTGCCAATGCCGTACAATTGCACCATTTATAAAGCGATTTATAAAATTCTGTGGTTGCTGAGCTTACTGTTTTTTCTAATGTTTTTACTTTATCCATGATATTTGTGTATTTAGTATTTAGTATTTACGTGCAGTAAATGTTTATATTTAATAAATTGTTTTACTTAATAAAAAAATGCTTATAAATTTAACATTTATCAAACTAGTAATTGTTATTAATTAGATTCGTAAACATCATGGTCTCAATTGTAATAGTCATTAACAGTATCTTGCCAGCACATTAAAATGGCATTGCTTACTTTTTTTGGAAACTGTTCATTGCATTTGGTGGTCAACTGTTCCATAACAATGTCAATCTCTGTTGTAGCAATTATGTCTTTCCAGATCTTTGTAAGAATAGTATACATACTATCTTCGCCATCTTCGCCATCTTCGCCATCTTGGCCATCTTTACATTTAAGCTCATTAAGCTTGCTACTGTTAATAAGAAATACAGATGCAATAATGCAGGCTGTACACTTACCGCACGGTTCCCCAATAGGGCACTGTTGAATAGGGCACTGCTGCATATGGCACTGCTGCATATGGCACTGCTGCATATGGCACTGCTGCATATGGCACTGCTGCATATCATATTGCTTAGAGTTTTGCTCAAGCTCTGACATTTTTAGTATATCAGTGGATCAGTGGATCAGTGGATCAGTGGATTAGCAATTTATAATATTAAAAAAAAAAAACTAAAATTCAATTTTATACAATTACTAACTGTTTTGCTTAAATATTTATTTGCACACTTTTACATTTTTAAAAATCTTCATCTAATGTGAATTCTTTATCATTGCTAGAACCTCCAATGCCTGCTTTGCTATAGGCGCTAACACGATTTTCAAAGAAATTAGTTTTGCTTTCAACACTGATATGTTCCATAAAATCAAAGGGATTGCTTACATTAAAAATTTTAGTATATCCAAGTTGCAGCATTATACGGTCACCTATACATTTAATATATTGTTTCATAAGCTCAATATTCATTCCTAACATTGAACATGGTATACTCTCAGTTATAAATATTGTTTCAATAGTAACTGCCTCTTCTATAATCTCTCTTACAATTGACTCTTCTAAACGGTGTTCTGGCTTTAAATCATTGTAAAGTCTAACACTTGTCTGTGTATGCATACCTTCATCACGTGCAATAAATTCATTGCTAAATGTTAGTCCTGGCATTAAATTACGTTTTTTTAACCAATAAATTGCACAAAATGAACCACTAAAGTGAATTCCTTCAACGCATGCAAATGCAACTAGCCGCATAGGTAATGTTGGCTGGATTGTACATTTTGATAATGAAATTAAGGATTCTTGTGAATCCGTCGGGGTGATACCTTTGGTACAACCCCTTGTCAAGGATTCTTGCAAATCTGTCGGGGTGATACCTTTGGTACAACCCCTTGTCAAGGATTCTTGCGAATCCGTCGGGGTGATACCTTTGGTACAACCCCTTGTCAAGGATTCTTGTGAATCCGTCGGGGTTTTACAAGTAAAACCCCTTGTCCACTTCATAGCCCAATCTGCCTTTAACTTAATACATGGGATTGTATTAATCGCATCAAACATATTTTGTTTATCTTGTTCATCAGTAATTAATACATCTATAAGACGTGAGTACATTTCACTGTGAATATCTTCCATCATAGCCTGAAACCTTAAACAATGATGCACTTCTTTATATGTAATCTCTTCAATAAAGTTAAGATCTAGATTTTCAGCAACAATACCATCGCTAGCTGCAAAAAAGGCAAGAATATTCCTTACAAATTTCCGCTCATCATCACTTAATTTATTTACATAATCTTCACGATCTTTTGATAAATCTATTTCCTCAACTGTCCAAAAAGTAGCAATCTGTCGTTTATAAAAATCATAGTATACGGGATTGTAAATAGGTAAAAATGTATAGTGATTATCAGGATTCTTATTTAAATTAAAATAATCATCAGTTAATAGGGTTTGTGTCATTCTAGATATAGTTGTGGATATATTTATATATATTTATCTTACCGGTTATAACTATAGTAATCAAATCTTTAAACTGTTTGATAAATCAATTTTGAAAAAAAATAAATATATTGCATATACATGATTATAAATGATTATAAATCAGCAGATTGCTGATAGTCTCTATGCTGGGTAACTTTTATATTCTTCTATCCTTTAAAAGCCTATCGGTTATATATAAAACTCAAAGCTTAAGCAGGAACTCCTGTAAAATGAGGGATGATTTATAATCATCCCGTCATTTGAAGGATATCATCTAGAACATTAAAACTTTCTTGATAGGATTTATCAATAGGTAATATACCAAATTCATCAATATCACTTAAATAATCACTTACTTTATCACTTATTTCATTGCATATTTCATCACTTTCACTAAAATCAGTTTCAGTTGTGTAACTAGTGTCAGTATTTGTAATATTTATATGATTAAGTGGCGTGTTAGTAGCAGTGTTAGTAGCAGTTTTAGTAGCATTGACAACGGAAAGCAGATTGCTAGCTAACATAATAGGATGCTTATATTTACGAGGGCGACCAACTTTACGCTTAGGTTGTGATGTTTTATTTTGATTATGCATATATTTTTTAACAAGAATAGCATTATACTCAACGATTTTCATATTTTTAGAATTTAATATATTATATAAATTACTTGGAATGTTATTAGTTGAAATATTATTAGTTGATATATTGGTAGTGCTTACCAACTGTCTATTCTTTTTTAGCATTTTCTGAATAAATAATTCATTTGCTGTAAAAAAGTGTTTAGTTAAATCTTTAATTTTTTTAATGTGAGTTTGACTAGTAATACTTACACGTTGATTGCAAGATGTAAATGTTTTCTTGCATATCCAATGGTAACGATAACTCATTATAGTTTGATGATTGTCTGCAATTTTTACTAAAAGAGTATTTATCTTATCTAAACGTTTTTTGATAGCAATAGAGGCTTGAACTGCTATAGCACTATCTAGATGTTGTTGTTTGCTATCTAGAGAATTTATTTCCTTTTCATTTTCTTTAAAACTAATAACAAGTTGATTACTATACTTATTATAATTATATTTGTTAAGACAAAGTAAAGCCATAGTTGATCAGTAAGTGTAATACACTGTCTGTAGTTTTAGTTTTTTGTAATTTTGTAATAGTCTAGATATATGTACATAAACTCAATTTTAGTCTTGTATATTACAGAAATTACTATTTAATTTTATAATGATAGTGTTTATAGTTTTTATAGTTTTTATAGTTTTTATAATTTTCATAGTTTTAGTTATTTTATTTTTTAATTGGTTTAATTTCTGATTTTATATTCATATAAAAACTTATAGAATGTCTGAACTACAATCTGAACAACTTGAGCAACTTGATCAATCTGATCAATATACCCAACCTATCAGCAATGATAGTGTAATGCAAGCCCAGCAGCAAGCCCAGCAGCAAGCACAACTGCAAGCCCAGCAAGCCCAGCAAGCCCAGCAAGCCCAGCAAGCCCAACAGCAAGCACCCCCTCAATTTGGTGATAATATGTGTCCTAACCCATCTGCTCCAATTCAACTACCAAATGGAATGGTATGCGATGGTGGTATATGCCAAATGCCAGGAGATAGTATGCAAGCTAAAATCCAGAAATGGATTAAATGGTTTATTATACTAATTGGTGTACCTCTAATTGCTTATCTAGCATACCAGTATTTAACAAAATCACCAGTAACTATTGCTTAAAAAATAAAAATATAAAATATAAAATATAAAATATAAAATATAAACTATAAACTATAAATTTTAATTTTTTTAAATCTTCAAGGTTGTAAATACTTTTCAAACAGTTTTTAAAAATTTATCATATGATATTATTTGAATACCTAATGTTTTAGCTTTTTCAATCTTGCTACTAGATAAATCTACATCTTTAGCAACTAGCAATGTGGTTTTACTATTTACAGTATCTATTACTTTTCCACCTTCAGTTTCAATTGTTTTTTCTAATTCAGCATTCCGCACACCTGTAAATACAATTACAGCTCCTGCAAACTTGTTACCTTGTTGTAGTATATTGTTTGCTTTGATATCTGTACTATCAACTTTAAGCATAGAATAAATAATTAACCATTCTTTAAATTTGCCAAGCCCATCAATAAGTAAATCAGTAGTTTTATCACTATAACCTTCTACAGTAAGAATATCATCACGTTTAATCTTACCATTACACCATTGTGCATAGAAATTTGGTATTTTATCCAAAACTAATTTAAACTTTTTTTCACCTAATCCAACACCAAACATACCACTTGCCATCATAATACGTTCTAATGGTTGCGGAACATCAATAACCTTGTGAATTGCATTATATAGATTTGTTGCACTTTTAAGTTTAAAGCCATCAATACCTGCTATGATATCTGGCGTTAGCTCTAGAATACTCTTAATATCATCATAACCAGCAGTTATTAATTTATTAACAATGCCTTCACCAACCCCTTTAACTCGCATTACTTCAAAGAATGCACTTACTTTCTTAGTACGAACATCATCATTATCAGCTATATTATCTAAAACAGCATCTATTTCAGTATCATTCCAATGCCATTTAATAGTGGCATCTGGCATCTGAGCAGATTTGGCGGCCTTAATAATTTTATAAATGTATGGAATTACATCACCACTTTTAATTATTTGAATTTCAGCACCTGGACCTAGTTTATTATCAAGAATATATCTAGCATTGAAACCAGTTGTATATTGATGAGAATCACCCCCGATTACAATGGGATCATAGCATATACGAGGATTTAACACACCATGTTTACTGATATTATATTCAACATATTTAATTTTAGTGGTAGCAATTTGCTCACTTAGTGCCATTTTAAAAGCTACTGAATATTCTGGATAACCACTAATAATGCGTGTGTGTATATGTGCATTATCTGTTAAAATAATACCGTCAATGTCATACTGTGATTTTTTCTTATAGTCTAGAAGTAGTTCTGGTAATGTTAATGCATCTAACATAGCAAACTGATTATTTCTAGCAACGTTAAAACCTAGTTGTTCAATCTTAGAAAATTGCTCATCCCATTTTAATCCATCTGGATATATTATTTCATAGAAAACAATGTCTATATCCTCCGCAATGCCTGTATTATATTTTTTACTATTAACAATACCTGAAATAAGTGAGCGTGCTTTTGGATATAAGTTACTATATTTTTTGGCAAATATATCACTTTTAATGATAATTTCACCGCGAAGTGCTAGACGCTGAGAAGGACAATTCTTTTTAATAAAGTCAGCAACAGCAGTTTTATTGAATGTTCTTTTACTATTTCCTTTATTATCTTTGTTGCCAATTGATACATGGTCTAGAAGACTAGTAATATCTTGTCCTTCATAACCATCACCATGTTTAAATAGTGATAGTTTAAATTTAGGGTGTGTAGATGCACTAGCAGTTCTAGAACTATCCAAACCATCCAAACCATCCAAGCTTATTATTAAAAGTGCTGATAATCCATCAAGTTTTTCACTAACTACTTTAGCCCCAGGATATTTAGTAAGCCATTTTGTTAAAGACTTTTCACCTGGTTTAACTTTATTTATACTACCCATATAGTAATCTAACTTAACAGCTTCTGATTGATTAGCTATTGGTGCCCCTATTTTAGTAAATACTTTGCTAGTTGGTTTCTTTTCTTTAAGAATATTTTCTAAAATATCATAGGTACTGTCACTAAGGAGAGGTGTATCTGTATTATAATAGGCAATAGTTGCAGATGTAATAAGTTCCTCAAGGTTGTTAATTGATAGTGCAAGTCCTTCAATATGAGGTGAGCTTTCTAGTTTATTTAATAGATGTTTTGAAATAGTAAATTTTGACATTGTCATGTGTAAAGTGTTAATATAAAGTGTAATATAAGCTATACCTTATGATATTAATTATTTTATATTTAAATTTTTAAATCAATTTTTATAGCTACTATTTTGTAACTACTATTTATAAAAACATATCTAGATATGTTAGTATAGATAATTATATAAATAACTAATGATAGCATTATTTAAAGCTTTAATAGTACCAGGAAAACAAAGATTAATACATATTTTAATTAACATATGTATAATTATAATTTTTGCAATAATTTATTGGTCAATGGGTACAACTGAACACTTTACATTTAAAAATAATGCTGTTGAAAATTATTTAACACCAATTAGTGCACTATATTTTGCATTTAGTAATCAACTAACAATTGGTTATGGTGATATTATACCACATAGCATATTATCTCGGTGTATATCAATGTTTCAGTTTATGTGTATATTAATATATTTATTTTTAGCTGCAATTTAAAAAATTGAAATATGTACTGTTAAATACTTACTGTTAAATACTTACTGTTAAATACTTACAATTATTTATAAGTACGCTACACACACAACATACAAAACGCAAGACACAATGAATGACAATGAATTTACTAATTTTGTAATGTCAGGTAATGTCAGATTATTAGAAAGTTATTGTACTGAAAATATAATAAATAGCAATAAAATGCATATGTTAAAAATTTTAAATGATAATGGTATAGAAATTTTAACTTCAAAACAATATACATATAGATTTATAGATTATCGTAAAATATATTTTAATAAATTTAAAATACCAGATCAATCTACTACACCTCATTATTGTAGTATAAAATTTATTAAAAATGCTCAAATAAGTATACTTGAACAATCTGACAATCCAATGAATATTATAAATATATCAAATAATGATGAAATAATAAAAAAAATTATAAATATATTTGCACAACTTATTCATAAAGGATATCAAATAAATCTTACAATGCAATGCACATTTTGTAAAATATTTAAAAAAGGAGCTGCAAAAGGATTTGCCCAAGAACTTGCTCAAGGATTTGAACAAGGTCTTAAACAATCTATTGCTATAGCACATAAAAGGCAAAAAATAGAAAAGGTAGAACAAACTGAAAAGATAGATAACAAAGAACAGCTAACACAGATAGATAATAAAGAGCAACCAAACCAGATAGATAACAAAGAGCAGCAAAAACTGACAGATGAATTAAGTAAAAAAAATATAACATCATGTGCTTGCAATAGATTAAAATTTTCATCAATAATGAAGTTAAAATCTATAGATAGTGATTTGACACTTAAATATATTGAAATTATTCCATACTATATTCATATTTCACAACCACAATTTCAAATTGATGCATTAAATATGCCAATTATTATTTATATAGTTGATTAGTTGATTACTTTTTTTTTAATTTTTAATTTTTTATTTTTAAATTTTTAAATTTTTAAATTTTATAGTTATCTATTTATTAGATACAGATTCTTAAAATAATATATTTAAGACTATATATTAAGTATTGTAGGTAGTACTCAAATTTAGTTTTGCAATGTCTGTTGATCCAAAAAATGTTGCGATATTTGAAAAATCAATAATTATGTCTAATACTGAAACACCTGCTGATCAAGCAATACCTGGTTATCCAGGTCAATTACGATTTAATAACACTAATAATAAATTTGAAGGTTGGCATACTGACAATAACCCAGATCCTACAACTGGTAGCCTATGGCGACCCATTACACAAGATATTGCAACATCAAGTAATCTTGGTGTTATTAGAATTGGTACAAATTTATCTATTAATCCTGTAACAGGTGTACTAGCATCAATTGCAACAGGCAAAAGCCAATTTTATGAGTTTATTATTTCGGTTTCACCATATCCTGGAGCAGCTGATTTTCAAGACATAAATACTGCAATAACACAGGCAATAGGTACAAGTGGAGGTGGATATACTGATGGATCTCTTACTTATGCAATTATGTCACCACCATCAGCACAATACCCATTTATTATTGAGCTTGGTCCAGGTCAATATCAAGAATCACTTAATCAAATTATTTTACCTGATTGGGTTTCTTTACGTGGTCAAAAAGGGTTAAATAGTGTTATAACACTTAATGTTGGCGGATCAAATTATCAAAATGGTGCACTCATTGTTGCAGGAAATTCATGTATAATTTCAAATCTTGCTATTAATTTAAATGATGCAAGTGCATCTCAGTTTTCTATAGGTATATATGGCACTAATGTTAGCAATGTTACTGTTGACAATGTAACTATACAAACATCATCAACTAGCAATAGTGTTTTAGGCACTTATGGTGTATATTTTGAAAATGGTCAAAATAATAAAGTTATAAACTCTCTTATTAATTTTACAAATAATCTGATTGCTGGTGGTATTTTAGGTATTTTTATGTATAGCACTATACCTATAATTACCAATAATTCAATTACTATAAATACTAATCAACACAATGTAAATTGTATAGGTATTGATATTATCAATGTTAATGGAATAAATACTATTCCAGATACTATATTTATACAAAATAATACTGTTTCACTTAACTATAATAATACAGTTGCCCCATTATCTAATATAACAAATATAGGTATACAGTTGTATAATGCAACACCTGCATCACTTATTCAAAATAGTATAGAATGTGCCAATGATCCCGCTCTTAGTACAAATTATGGTATAAATATATGGACAGATACTTTACTACCTTCTGTAACTAGCACTGTAATTATTTTTATTAGCAATGGTCAGGGACTTACAAATAATGACTATATTCAAAGTACTGATACAGGTATATTAAACTTTATAACATCTGGATTTATAAAGGGGCAATCTATAAGTGTTCTAAATAGTAATGGAAATGATAGTATTTATCGTATACAATCAGTAACATCATCTCAAATAACACTTGATCCAGAATATAAAATAATATCAGAAAATGATTTTGGTAGCACAAATATAACAATATCAGTATTATATGATGTAGCTATGCGTGATAATAATATAATAGGATCAACAAATTCTATTATACACATGTCTACAGGGGCACCATCAACTATAACTACAAATATAGTATTATCAAATAATACTTTAAGTGGTGGGGATCCATCTATTTCTCATGCAAATATTACATATGGGACAAATACACTCATTACAGTTGGTGCTGAAAACTGTGACTATAAACTTATAAGTGATGCATTAGATAGTATAATTGAATTTCAGTCATCTCAATCTATAAGATATACTATTAATGTAACACCTGGTATTTATAATGAAAAACAAATAGTATGCAAGCCTAATGTTAATATAATAGGAGCTGGTGTAGGTGTGTGTCAAATTAATTGTGCACATTATGATAATTCTTCAGGTGCAGTTACTAGCACATCAGCTTGCATTATACTTGCAAATAATATGATATTTTCAGGGTTTACAATAATAAATAACATTACAATTACCATACCAGATCCCACTATCACATCAACGATATTATACAGTATTTACAATAATAGTTTTACAGTCAAAGATCTAGATATTACAAATAATAATGCTACTACAAATACATTTGGAATTTATTCACGCGGTGGTAGTAATTATACTTTAACTAATATAAATACATTAATACAAGGTAACCAATCATATGGTTATTATTTTAATCAATCTTATAATGTACTGATACAAAACAATACTATCAATTGCCAATATGCATCAACAATTAAAAATTGTTGTATGGCTATGATAGATACAACAGCAACAATTATAGATAGTATTTTAACAGCAGCTAATTCACTAGTAGCAAATATTGCACTTGAAACTGAAAATACATATCCAGGACAAAAACTTATAACAATTCAAGGTGGCCAATTTACAGCTACAAATGCTGTAGCATACAGTATATACTGTGACAATTACTATACTATATCTTGCACAGGTATGCTATTACAAGGGGAAACATTTACTAATTCTGGTTCTAGCTATATTAAATGTAATACTTCATATACTTTCACTATACTTAATAATCCAAGTACATATCAATCTCTCAATTCACGTGGTCAGAATGAGCAGATTGTAAACACTTTAACTATTGGTGATACTGCTGGCCGCTTAAATTCTACTGGTACAGATAATACTTTTATTGGTGTTAATACAGGTTCTAGTATAACAAGTGGATCACACAATACAGCTGTTGGTAGCAATGCAGGTGCTTCATTAACTACACAAAATAATATTACATTGGTTGGAAATAATGCAGGTAAATCTCTACTTGGATCTAGTGATGAAACCACAATTATTGGTTCAAATACAGCATCTATAACATTTGCATCTTTTCATGATACATTTATTGGTGCAAATTCTGTAATAGGGGCAACTCAAAGCTCAACAAATACTATAATAGGGGCAGACTCTGCACTTACTCTTACTTTTCCAATAAATAATACTTTTGTAGGCAGTTCAGTGTGTACTATTGCGACTGATGATATTAATAGTACATATGTCGGCACTTACTGCGCCAATTCAGCAAATAACACATCAAATAATGCTTTTTACGGGTTTCAAACTGGTTATGCTGCTCAAGGTTCATATAATACATTTATTGGACCAGATAGTGGTTATAATGCACAGTCAAACGGTGCAGTTAGTATTGGAGCATTTTCAGGGGCAAATAGTACTGCTCAGAATAACACTTTTATTGGTGGATATGCCGGCGCAGGTGTTGGTACTGGTGAGTGCAATACATTTGTAGGCTATAGTGCAGGTAATCAAACTGCTAATCCTAGTATATTACAAACATCGCCGTCTACAACAGGTAGTTATAATGTTGTAATAGGTAGTGAGGCGGGCGCATCAATAGGTACAGCATCACGAAATGTTCTTATTGGTACAACAACTGATTCCACTGGTCTTTCACATAATGCACCAGGTTGGTCTCTCACAAATGGTACAGATAATATTATGATTGGAATTGGCACAGGTTACACTGCAAATAATACAGTTGCAAATATACTCATTGGTTCTAATGTGGGTTCACAAATTACAAGCGCCGGCAATAACATTTTCATTGGCAAAGATACTGGTGGCGGAACAATTAATCAAGGCGGCAGTATAATTCTTGGTGCTGGGGCGGGGCAAGTCACTAATGTTGGCGATGTGCTTATGATGGGTGTTAATGCTGGTGCACAAAATACGGGTGCTTTAAATATGGCTATTGGTAATAATGCAGGTTACAATGTTACAGGGGCAAATAACATGTTTATTGGATATAATTCAGGTGGTTATGCAAACAACCAAACTGATGGTGCTTATAATCTTGCAATAGGTCCATATTCAGGGTTTTATTTATCGGGTGGTGCTCGTAATGTTCTTATAGGTGGTGGAACAAATGGGCAATCTGTTGGTGGTTATCTTACAACTGGCAGTGATAACACTATTTTAGGTTATGTATCTGGAAGTGCACTTACAGGTGGAAGTGGTAATACTCTTATTGGTTCTAATGCAGGTCCACATCTTACAAATGGTACGAATAATCTTATTCTTGGATATCAAAGTTCATTTAATTTGAGTAATGGTAGTTATAATATATCTTTAGGAAATGAAGCTGCATATAGTCAAACAGCAGGTGATGGTAATACTAATATCGGTTATCAATCTGGATATAATAATTTAACTGGTTCAAATAATATTAATATGGGTTACCAGGCAGGTCATAATAATCAAATAGGTACTAATAACATTCATCTTGGTACACAGGCAGGTTTTCGTAGTATTGCAAGTAATAATATATTTTTTGGTATAAGCAGTGGTTTAAATAATACATATGGTGCTAATAATATATTTATAGGGGCTGAAACTGGTGCAGGTAATAATATAAATAATATGCAGACAGGTGTTAACAATATTTTTCTTGGTCAGAATGCAGGAAATGCAAATGAATCTGGAAATAAAAATTTATATTTTGGTGTAAATTCAGGTGCTATTAATCTATATGGTACTAAAAATATTTTTGTTGGACCAAATGCAGGATCTCTGAGTAAGACAAGTCAAAATATTTTTATAGGTTCAGCAAGTGATGATTCTAAAGGTATTGGATATCTTTCAAATGCAGGGGCAGGTGGTAGTGGCCAATACAATGTGTTTATGGGCACAGATGTAGGTATTGCAAATGAAAGTGGAGAGTACAATATATTTTTAGGTTATAAAGCAGGGGCCGCAAATGATGTAGGTGCTGGTAATATTTATATGGGGAATAAAGCAGGATTTTCAGGAAAATCAGATATGTATTCATCTGCAGATAATAACATTGCAATTGGTACACTTGCATCTCAAAATAATATAACAGGTGATAGCAATATAATTCTAGGTTATCATGCAGCTGCATATTCAACTAATAGTTATTCTCAAAATATTATAGTTGGGGCAAATGCAGGCCAATTGATTAATCAAAATAATCAGATATTTATTGGAACAAATGCAGGTCAGAATAACACTACAGGTAATAATAATGTATTTTTAGGATACAATGCTGGTTCTAATAATGTAGATAGTTGTAATAATGTAGTTATAGGTAGTGATGCTGCAATTCTTATGACAGGTATTGCAACAACAGGTAATAATACTATTGTTGGTAGTAATGCAGGTAAAAATACTATTACTGGTATAAATAATATTTATGTTGGTGCATCCGCAGGTAAAAATACTGTTTCTGGCGAAAATAACGTTGCAATTGGTGCTAATGCTATGTCAAATGGTGATGGCAATAACGTTGTTATTGTTGGTAATCAAGCAGGAGCTGTAAATCAATCAGATGGCATAGTTGCAATTGGTTACTTAGCAGGGAAATCAAATACACTTGGCGCTGACAATATATTTATTGGTAAAGAAGCTGGTCAGAATAATGCAGAGGGAAATAGCAATTTATTTATAGGTGTTCAATCAGGACAACTTAATAGCGATGGTAATAATAATATATATGTAGGAAGATTTGCAGGTTCTAATAATAATGGTTCTGGGAATATTGCAATGGGTGCAGAATCATTAAAGATAGGTACTAATGCAATTAATAATATTTGTATTGGTCAAAATGCTGGTAATAAAACAAATGCAAATGACAATATTTTTATTGGTAGTTTAGCAGGTAACAAAAATACAAGTGGGCACGGCAATATGGCAATTGGAACTAATGCTAGTGAAAATAATATTAGTGGAATTGGCAATATTAATATTGGACCATATGCAGGACAATTTGCATCAGGAAATTATACAGTTGCACTTGGTATAAATGCAGGTCAACATACAACTGTAAATAATAATATATATATTGGTGCTAACTCTGGTTATAGTAATGATATTGGCGCAGACAATGTATTTATAGGTTATAATTCGGGCTATTTAAATCTAATTAATAATAATAATATATTTATTGGTGCTAGTTCAGGGTACAATAATAGTGGTGATAATAATACATTTATAGGTGCCAATTCTGGTGAAAATAATACTACTGGATTTGGCAATATATTTATTGGTTATGAATCAGGTAATTCAAATGATTTGGGGGGTAATAATATTTATATAGGATATCAGAGTGGCTATAATAGTAGTACTGTTTTAGCACAGGGAAATTTATTTATTGGATATCAAGCTGGAAAAGAAAATATTGCAGGTGGTAACAATGTATTCATTGGCGCTAGTGCAGGTGTATTTAATACATATGGAATTGTTAACACATTTATTGGATCTAATTCAGGGCAATACAATACAACTGGTAATACTAATGTATTTATAGGGGCTAACTCTGGCGAAAACAATATAACTGGGAATACTAATATATTTATAGGTGCTAGCTCTGGACAAAATAATACAACGGGTGATACTAATTTATGTATTGGTTATAGCTCAGGGTTTACTAATACAACTGGTAGTGCCAATTTATTTATAGGTGCTAGCTCCGGATATTACAATACAGTTGGTATTGGGAATGTATTTATAGGAGTTAACTCTGGAGAACATAATATAGATGGGAGTGATAACGTATTTATAGGTGCTAATTCTGGACAAAGTAATGAAACAGGTAAAACCAATATATTTATAGGCGCTAGTTCAGGTATAAATAACATAAATGGTAAGGATAATATATTTGTAGGTGCTAACTCTGGCGAAAACAATGAAACTGGTAATACCAATGTATTTATTGGTGGTAACTCTGGTACAAATAATGTGAATGGCCGCGACAATGTGTTTATAGGTTCTAACTCTGGCAAAAGTAATCAAACAGGTACTACTAATATATTTATAGGGGCTAACTCAGGTGAAAATAATGCATCAGGTGCTAGTAATATATTTATAGGGACTAATTCGGGACAAAATAATACAGCAAGCAACAATTTATTTATGGGTGCAAGCACTGGTATAAATAATTTAACTGGTTATGATAATATATTTGTAGGTGCTAGCTCAGGATATACTAATACATCAGGGCACTCCAACTTATTTATAGGGACTAGCTCAGGATACAATAATACTGCAAATAATAATATATTTATAGGTGCTAACTCAGGCTATGCTAATATATCAGGACAGTCCAATTTGTTTCTAGGTAGTAATTCTGGAGGTGCAAATATATCTGGTAGTAGTAACTTATTTCTTGGTACTGATGCTGGAAAATTAAATAATGGAAGTACCAATTTATTTTTAGGTGCCAGTTCAGGTACAAAAAACTTAAGTGGATACAACAACGTATTTATAGGTGCTAGCTCTGGACAAAATAATTCAGGTGGTTATAGCAATATATTTATAGGTTATACTGCTGGCTACACTAATACAGGTGGATTAAACAATATATTTATAGGTGCTGCATCTGGATATTATAATACAGGTGGTTATAATTTATTTATAGGTGGTGCTTCTGGTGAACATAATACTAGTGGAACAAATAACATATTTTTAGGTGATAATGCTGGAAATCTTAATACTACAGGAGCATATAACTTATTTATAGGTTCTGGAACAGGACAAAATAATATATCTGGAAGTAATAATTTATTTATAGGTGCTAATGCTGGAAATCATAATACTGTAAGTAATAATATATTTATAGGTGATAACTCTGGAGCTGCAAACACATCCGGTGGTAATAATTTATTTTTAGGTTCTAATTCTGGATACAATAATACTACAGGTTATAGTAACTTGTTTCTAGGTGCCAGTTCAGGTGTAAATAATGTACTTGGATATAATAATGTATTTATAGGTGCTAGCTCTGGTCAAAATAATTCAGGTGGTTATAGCAATATATTTATAGGTTATACTGCTGGCTATACTAATACAGGTGGATTAAACAATATATTTATAGGTGCAGCATCTGGATTTTTTAATACAGGTGCTTATAATTTATTTATAGGTGGTGCGTCTGGTCAATATAATAGTAGTGGTACATACAATATATTTTTAGGTGATAATGCTGGAAACCTCAATCAAACAGGTGCATATAACTTATTTATAGGTTCTGGAAGTGGTCAAAATAATATATCTGGAAGTAATAATTTATTTATAGGTGCTAATGCAGGAAATCATAATACTGTAAGTAATAATTTATTTATAGGTGATAATGCAGGAGCTGCAAACACATCCGGAGGTAATAACTTATTTATTGGATCTAATGCTGGCAATCTTAATACTACAGGTTCTAGTAACTTATTTATAGGTTCTAATTCTGGTGCAAAGAATACAGGAGATAGTAACTTATTTATAGGTACTAATTCTGGTACTAATAATACAACAGGCATCACTAATATATTTATAGGTTCTGACTCTGGAAAAAACAATATAAATGGAAAAAACAATATATTTTTAGGTGGGAGTTCAGGTGAAAATAATATAGCTGGTGATGACAATATATTTATGGGATATCAAACTGGATATATAAAAACAAATACAGCAGGTTCAATATTTGTTGGTTATCAAGCAGGATATAATAGTAATGCAAATAGCAATATTTGCTTTGGATTTCAAGCAGGATATAATGATAATTCTAGTAATAATATATTTATCGGATATCAAGCAGGATATACAACTACTAGTGGGAATTTAAATTTATTTATGGGATATTTGGCTGGTACTCTTAATACTACTGGTACTGGGAATGTAATGTTAGGTGCAAATACAGGTAAAAATAATACTACTGGTCAGGATAATATTTTTATAGGTCCATATTCAGGTGCAGCTAATACTGGAGGTAGTAATAATACTATTTTAGGTGTATCTGCTGGTCATGATAATAATACAGGTAACTATAATATTTTTTTAGGTTATGAAACAGGATTTAAGAATACTAGCGGAAATAGTAATATTTATTTAGGGACTCGTTCTGGTTATAATGGTATAACTGCATCTAATAATATTTGTTTAGGTGATAATTCTTGCAAACTAAATGTATCAGGTGTAAATAATATAATATTAGGTTTAAATGCAGGATATAATAGTAAATTAAGTGGTAATATTTGTATTGGATCACAAGCTGGTTATTGTAATGAATATGAAAATAATATATATATTGGTGGCTCTTCAGGACAAACTAATAATGGTTCTGGAAATATATTTATTGGATCAGAAGCTGGGACAAGTAGTGTAGCAGCAACAACATTTACTAATAAATTTGCCATTTATAGGTCAAGTTCAACTGGGATAACTTCAAACACAACTGCAAGTTGCAAAATTTTAATGGGTGGAGATTTGACTACAGGTCAAGTTGGTATTGGAACACTTGATCCTGGATCATATGGTCTTGGACCTACTACTGTAACTACAACACAGTTAGTAGTTGTTGGTAAAGTATTAGCAACTGCATATTTACCATTTACCGGTGCGCATAAAATTATTTTAGATAATAGTATAAATGTAAATGATTTACAACTTGGTATGCTTATGTCAGCAAATGGATCTGCTATTCTATATGATATTAATAATTCTGTTGTATCTGTTTGTATTTCAGCAAAAAATAATGATAAAACTGTATTTGGTGTTTACAGTGGTAGTGAAGATACTATAACTACTACTTATACACCATATCTAACACCAATATATCCAGTAGATATTAATAGTAATATTACAATTGCTACTAGTAATACAACAGTTACTACTTATTATGCTAATTCACTTGGTGAAGGTGGTATTTTAGTATCTAATTATTCAGGTGAAGTGCAAAATGGTGATTACATAACATCTTGCATTATTCCCGGTTATGGTGCTTTGCAAAGTGATGATATATTACATTCATATACAGTTGCAAAATGTACCCAAAATATAGATTGGTCTAGTGTACCTGAAAATGTAATATGTCCTAGTGATGGTATTATGTATAAATCAGTGTTTGTTGCGTGTACATATCATTGTGGGTAGGGGGTGGGGGTCTAAGCCCCCATTACCCCCTTATTGGGCTGCACCCAAACCGCTTAACTAGCGCTAAAGCACTAGTATTTTATTAAATATTAAATATACAATATAAAATGGATATGAATAATGATATACATAATGATATGCATAATTACATTTTACCACAAGTACCAATACTACGCAAAAAATGGTCTAAACTAGACAAGCTAGTTTTACCTATAATTCTAGATAACAATAATGAACTTGAAAAATTTAATAATATTAATAATATTGATAATATTGATGATATTGATTGTATACACAAATCAGACTATAATCATAATGCTAGCACTATAAGTAAATGGCGTGTTAAAACACATAAACGTGTAACTATACAATATATAAAACGATCTCAAAAAATAGTTAATAAACACAAATAAACACAAATAAACACAAATAAACACAAATAAACACAAATAAACTCTAAAAATTATCATATTATATATTAGTTTACATTGAAAATTATAAATGATTCCAGATAAGGTTTGCTGTATTATTATAATTGTAGCAATTGTTGGGATTACATGTCTCATTATTTATAAAAATAAATTAAATAGTTTATATACACCAGATTATAGTGATAATGCACATAATGCACATAATGCAAATAGTGCAGAAACTATAGATAATAAAATGCAACATAAAGCACAGCAGCATAATATGCAACCATTATCTCTAGGATTATCATCTTCAACTATTGAGCCATTTGTAGGGCAAGATAGTGTTTCAGATGATGTTAAAACATATCTAGATTCACGTTCTAATGAAATTATTCAAGGGCAATATGATAATATCAAAAGGCAACAGCAAGTAGATACACTTACAGATCGTTTTAATATACTAAATACTGAATTGCAAAAACATATCAATACAAACCTTACATATCATGCATCTGGAGCACTTAATTTTTACTAAAATAAATTAAATAGTAGAAATATTAGAAATATTAGACATATTATAATTACCATATCCATTGAATATGTACAGGATTTTTAACAGCATTTTTTATATTTTTTTCTTAATTACAATACTTTACAATATATATAACATACTTTAAGATAGACATATCTAGATATCTAGACATCTAGATACCTTTGTAGCAACATATAAACAAATGACATATGAAATAAGACAATTTTATACAATAGACAATAAAAACATTAAAATTGGTAAAACATTTAAATATGGTGGAGACTATAATTTAACTAATATTTACTATATGAATGATAATAATATGGTTAGTAATGTATCTGCAACAGTATCTAGCACTGGCAATATATCTACTGCACAACTAAAGCAACTAATACCAAAAGAAAATCCTAATGCACGTCAAGATTCTATTGATGATAAAACTAAACTTATTATTCAAACACCATTAATGTATATACCAAATAGTATAATTTACTTTAATGATAAACCTTTTTTAGAACTCAGTTTTAATAATGAAGAGCATGATAGTGATGTTTCTAACTTTAAGAAATGGGTTATTGCACTTGAAGACTATATCTATAAACTTATTAAACGGCGCAGTAGCTTAAAACTAGATAGAGCAAATATGATAAGTGTTCTCAAACCAGGATTTCGTAATAGTAGTTGTAAACTTTTAATCCCTATTAATCTTAACATAAGTAAATGTGTATTATCATGCGATGATAAACAAAATAAGTTTCTATTTAACTGGGAAATACCAGTTCCTACATATGCCATATCAATCATTTGGGTTAAAAATATTTGGATTAAAGGTGGTAGATGGGGTATAAATTTATTTATGTATGCATCTCGTGTAATGAATTCTCATATATTAGACCCTATTGATTTTCTAGGAAGTAGTTATAGTAATAAAACTATAAAAACAAGTGATGTAATAAAACAGTTTTCACAATGTGAAAAAATGACCATTACTGTTGGAAGTGTACCTGAATTCAGTACATATTTCCGCATGTTGCGAATGGGTATTCCAATTGACGCTGTTAAACAAAAACTGGCAATTGCCGGTGTTGATACACGAATTATTGACTATCCTGAAACTGTGCCATATGCTACAGTATTACATTATCTAGCAAATCCTAAGTTACCTCCATATTTAAAACTTGCTGATGAATGTCAAGAGGTGTCAGGTGCACATATAAATTTACATCAATCCTCAAGTAATCCCAGTCGCAATATATTGCTTAATGCAATTAACTTGGGTGGATTTAAACTTAAAAAAGCTAGTCAACAAGAGTTGTCCAATGACTCAACAAATAACTCATCACATGATAAGAACAAAATGCTTAATAAACTTGTAAATCGCAATAATTTGTTAGTTCCAAGTTTATCAGCAATTCAATCAGCCCTTTCCAAATTAAAAAAAGTTGAAATGGATGATACTATTTAACACTATTTAACACTACTAAATTCCTTTTTTTAATTTTCTAATAAAAATATAATATAATATAGTTACTATAGTTACTATACAAAATATAATACTGTATACATTATGGACTTACTACTACAATTACAATTTATAATTATTGCTGTATGTACATCAATAGGTATAGTAATAGCACTAAAAATAACCAATAATAGTCCTAAATGTAATATTAACTGTTTTTTAATAACATTTATACTTTATACTATAATATTTTATGTTGCTAATAATATACTATATTATATATGGCCTTGGCCTGTACAATGGGGATATCCATCACCTAATACACAAACTGCTACTATTGGTGCACTACCTACTAATGGTGCACTACCTACTAATGGTGCACTACCTACTAATGGAATATCACCACTTCCAAATAGTACTGGTGATATGCCACAAATTCGTGTTGCCCGTGAAAAAGATCTTAAAACTAGTAATTATTCAATATTTAAGAGGAAAGCTGAAAGTGGAGAACTAGATGGAAATGCCCCACCATTTGATAATCTAGAACCTACTGAACTATTAACACGGCTTAACTATATTTACTATGCAACTGCAAATCCATATGAGCCAATAAGTTATGCTAATTTTAAAACTGATGCTGATAAACGTATTGAAGCTGATAGTTCATCACTATCTAGCAAAGATCCTTTTTATGCAGAATACAATGCTAAATATTATCCACAACTTTCTAAAAACTTAGTAGATGTCAAAGACTGTCTTAATGGTGGGAATGGACCAGATTCATGCTTTGTTACACCCCAGTTACATGCACATTTATCTGCAAAAGGCAAAACAATTGAAGCATTTACCAGTAGTTCTAAATCTGCTACTGGGATAGTTCCTACATCTATTTTAACACAAGGTGTTAATAATTTAAACAAATTATTTTTAAAAGAGGAAGAAGGTTTTGAATCAAGCCCTATGAATTTGGATATTAATTCACGTCATCTTCCAATTATGTTTAGGAATGCACCTGATGGGCAAAATATTCCACTTGATATAGTAAGTGGCGAATACTTAAATATTGATGAAAGTGATAAATTATGTCGTACATGTAAAATTGCTTCTTGCAAAAATGATTATTGTGGATTGCAAAATAAATTATTTATGTAATATTTTCTTAAATCTTGTTAGCAAATCTTGTTAGCGACTATCAAATAAATATTTGCTAAGTGTAAATAGTAAGTAAATAGTAATTTAGCTTGTTAAATATAATTATGGATATTACTACATTACTTATTTTAATTGTAATTTTTGTTATTATAGCTAGTATAGCTAATATGATTCATGAAATGAAATATAAACTAGTATTTTACATGGTTATTGCATTGGCGTCATTAACAATTATGAATATTTATTTGGCAATTACTTATTATATTTCATTAAGAGATGATCCAGGAATTCAGGGACCACAAGGTAATGTAGGACCACAAGGTATTACTGGCGCCCCTGGACACTGTACTTATTCTGATAGTTGTGGTATACCAGATGCCCGCAATTTAATATTAACAACTGCAAATAGAATGTATAATATTGCTATACCATGTATTGATTCTCCATCTATATCAACCTGTGGTAATCAATCTACTCTAGATCAGGCAACACCTATAAATGCACAAATTAATTTGCTTGAACAAATTGCATATACTACAACAATGGCGCAAACCGATTTTATGAGTAAGATAAATCTATGTTTACAAGATCCTCAGAATTGTTCTGAAGATGTACAGTTTTAAAATATTCCAGTATTACACAAAATCATATCCATGGGTCTATATATGGTTCTATATATGGTTAAGTAGTTGCTTAATTTTTTTTTTATTTTTATTGTTATATAATAGAGTTAAATTAGGTTAATAATTATAAAAACATGAATATAACCTACATATTGCTTGGTGCTACATTTGCAATTATTATTGCAATTGGTATTGGTATAGAACTCAGTAATGATATTGATGATACTATTGTATATGCGCTATTTTGGCTATTATATGTAATTACACTTATAACAATTATTGCTGTTACACTTACTATTATTTTCTATTTTACAATGCAAAATAAGCAAGGACCTTCAGGTATTCAAGGACCACAAGGCGTTCGTGGTAATGCTGGACCTATTGGGAAATGTTCACCATCATGTCGTGATGATATATGCACAAATGCAGTGCTAGATGCTATTACAGCACAAATACAAACTTTAAATAATGCAAACTCAAATATAACCTCTATTCATATTCCTCTTAATAATACTTATATTCGCAATAAAGTTAAGCAAATGTGTGCATCTCCTGAATTCAAACAAATTGCCCCATTTAATGGCCCTATGAATCTAATTAACTATCTTAAAAATGTATGGACTGACTGGATAACTTTAATATGGAATTCTGGGGGAGGAATATCACATGGAATTGCATCAACTTATTTTGAAACTATTGGTGCAGAAAGTGAATGGGATTGGACAGGAAATAATCCATTTGATGAAATTAAAAAATATGATGTCTATTATTGGGGTATGGGACCTGAATATCGTCCACAGCTATTAAATGCTTGCTATAATACTGATACAGAAGGTAATGTTACCGGTTCTGCACAAGTTGATATTTCAATGTCTACTACTGATATATACGATGCAATTACAGATGATACTAATGTTGGTGCAAATAATAGGGCATCATTCTGGCGACCTAAACAATTTACATATAATTCACGCACATATTATCCTCTAGGTGATGTAGTAATTGGACCACATTTATCAAAGACAGTAAGCAATAAAACACGGCATTTTGGAGGTGTAATAATAAATGAGCCTGCACCTGGACCTAATTGCGAAACTGTGCTTGTTACAGGTGATGTGCTTGGCCCTGTTGACTATAGTTTAATCTGGACAAATAATAATTATCATGGCAAGCAATTTTGGGTATGGCGACCAATAGGTCCTAGTACACCAAAAGGTGATTATCTTGCATTAGGGGATGTAATTACAACAAATTCTCAACCACCACCAACTGGTTCAGATGCACCAATACGTTGTGTTCCAATGTCTATGCTTACAAGGTTACCTGCAAATGGTAATGTTCTATGGTCATCAATGGGTTCTAAAGTACCAGGAAATTTATTAATATTAGGTTTTAGTCCTAATAAAGCAACTCCACCAATCACACCTTACATGCCAATACCTCCTGATCCACCATATATTACAGCAATGCCATCTAATGCATATAATTTATTTAGGGGTGTTAATGGTATGTTAGCAAATATCCCTATAAGTGATATTAATGGTAATTTTTATACTATAAATTTAACTTTGCAAAATGGTCAATCTATATCTACAACATCATCAAATATGGCTGGACGTGGATATGTAGCTACTGGAAATACACCTAGCACATCTAGCACATCTGGAACACCTGATAGCACATTAAACTCACAATATAGTGTGCTAACATATCTTAATATGAGAAATGCTGCTATTTTGACACATCAAGTATCACATATTAGTGTAAATATAAATGTTGCACCGTCATCATCTGGTGTTATATATACTGTTGGTATAAATGGTATGTGTTTAAAAAATGTTGGTGGTGGTAAAGTAACACTTGCAACCTGTGATAGTACTATTAATGAGCAACTATTTGCTATAGAATTTACTGGTAATATGCCATCACAATGCAGATTAAAGAGTTATGTTGATAATATGTATATAATTCTTACAAATACTGTATTTTCATTAGTTAATACAGTTTCAAATAAAGATACAACTCAAGATTTATCATTATTTATTATGTCATAATTATAACATATTCATGTGCTTTTGTTTTGCTTTTGTTTTGCTTTTGTTTTGCTTTTGTTTTGCTTTTGTTTTGCTTTTGTTTTGAACCATTATTTTCTGATTTAATATTAACTATACTATCTCTACTAAAAAAAACTAAAAAAATACTAGTAAATACTTAAATTATGAGCAGTAATGATCAAACTAATATAATTGTAAATGATATTGCAAATAATATATCACAATTGCAATCAAATTTACCGTTTTCATTATCACCAGATGCAATTTTTATAATTATGATTTCAGCAATGTTCTTATTTTTTGCATCGGTTGCATATGGATATGGTACATGGTTTATAATATTATTTATAGCCGCAGCTATAGTCTTTATCATTGTAAATATAATTATAACTATGGGATCTCAAAATAATTTTCAATTTGGTCCATTTACATTATTTATGATTGTTATAGTATTATGTGGTTATGTACTTACTGGTTTATATATTACTGAAGGTATTGAAACATCAATGATGTTAATGCTAGCATGGGGTGTTTATACTTTAATGGCACTTACATTTCTTAATGTATTACTTGTAGGATTATTTTGGTCAGTTGTAAGAAAAAAAACTGGAATGTCAGGTGTAAGAGGAATTAGTGGAAATCGTGGTGAGCAAGGGCCGCGTGGTCAGTGTGATGTTAACTCTATTCAAAATTATACAATAATGACATTAACAAATACTATTGATAAATTATATAAACAGCAACCTGGTAATAGTAATGTATCAATTATAGATCCAACAAGCCATAGATTAATTAATAATTATCTTAATACTAAAATTAGTGATATGGCATCTAGCCATCAAATAAATATGTTGGTTAATGTGTCAATGGTAAATAGTGTTCCACTTGCACAACTTGTTAGCTATTTAGCAAATATATGGACAACTTGGTTTAATTTAATATATGCTGTTGGAGGATCAGCTTGGTTTAATAATGTATATGGAGATGAAAACGGACCTTGGGTAAATGCAGCAGGTTCACAACCAACTGCAACACCAACTGTAACACCAACCGGGACACGTGCATCACAACCAACTGTAACAGGTTCATACCCAACAGCACATCCAACAGAAACTGCACCACTAAATCCATTTATTGAAATCCGAAAATATGATGTTTATAACTGGGGTCTTACACGATCATTTCGCCCTTTAAAAATAGAAGTATGTCAATCTACTATTAATCATGAAAATCCAGATTTGCCTATAAAGAAACAACCACAATTAAAAGTTATTGCATCAAATGACTATAAGCTAGTTAGTAATGATAAAAATGTAGCTGGTGGATCTCCAAATATTTCTTGGTGGAGAGCAAATAAAGCAACAATTAATAATGATGTATATTATCCAGTAGGTGATGTACCAATGGCTGGACCAAGTGATATTGTATATAATGCAGCATTTAAAACTGGTAAAACAATCCTTGGAACTATGGAATATGATGTTAAAAAAGGGTCTAGTGGACCAGGAACAGTTAATGGGCCTGATATACAAACAATACTTATTAGTGGTGATGTAAAAGCACCTATTAGTTACCAAAATACTTCAAACTATGCAGGTGAGTTTAACCCAGGTTTATGGCGACCAGTATGTCCACAAGGATATATATCATTAGGTGATATTGCTAGTATTGGTAGCAATATAGCTGCTAATAATCCTCCAGTATGTGTTCCTGAAAAATGTGTTGAACCAATAGGGCAAGATGGCAATACTATTTGGACAAATGGTACTGGAATTATTAAAAACATTAATGGATGGTTTTGGACTGCTCCTGATGATAATACACCTCAACCAAACTACTCATATAATTTAATGCGCTCTGATACTAATACTAGTACTAGCAATGGTAGCAATGTATTTTACAAACTTAGACCAGATTGCTTAAATGTAGGTAATAATGCACCATCAACTAAAAAATTGGAAAAATCAACTGCACAATTAGGCATAGGATGGTATGGATCTCCTTCTAAATTGGAACCTAAATATAGTATTTTTAGTTTTTTAGGAATGGTTCCTGAGGGTTTAATATTACATCAGGGGACTGGTCGCCGTTTTTATATTATCCACTATGGTGGTGATGATTTAAATAAATTTATAATTCTAGATTATAATGGCGGAACTGGTAATTTTGATGGAGCATTACAGGTTGATAGTGATACAAATTCAGTAATAATTAGTTTGCAAGATATTGTATATACTGATGCTCGCCAACAATGGATTGTTAATTTATCAACACAGTATTCTAGAACTGCTAATGGTAAGAAAATATTTGTTCTAAATAGTGTTTATAATAGTCGTACTCTGTATCTAGGATTAGAACCTACATTAGGAGAAGCTATATTTAGCACAATTAATCTTGCAAATCCAGGTCCGCCATATACTAGTTTATCAGCGCAAGTATTAACTAGCAGCGTTACATTTTCATTTATACCAGCAGTAGGTGTACATACAGATGTGCTAGATATTGTTGCATAAATATATATTGCTAGATACTAGATATTTAATACAATGCATTTATTGCAGTTGCAAAGTACTACCACTGTAAAAAGTAGTATGCGTTTAATATACTACATATTAACCATATGCTGCATTATTGTAATAACAGTTATTACAGTTATTTTACTGAAATATAATACTATTAGCACTTTTACAGCGCAGAGTAACTTTAATTCAAATGATGATGGTAAGATGACATTTGAATTTTTAGAGAAAGGAATACCTAATAATTATTATATGAATCCTCGCACTGTTAATAGTCCATATAAGAATAAAAACTTTGCAGGTTATTGGGGTTCTAGTGTTTTTTCCAATTCTAACTATAATGCAATTAAAAATATTTATAAAACAACAGGCGTACAGTTGTAGAAACAATATACAAACTTAAATAATTATCTAAAATATATTTACAGAGACAAAACAATTTATGGAAAAATTAGAAATTTTGTTTAATAATGTTTTAAATACATCATATAAGTTACGCAAAGCACATCCTACTAAATTTGATGGATTAGGTTTTTGGCAACCTATAAAAAAAATATTAGAGCCGTTAGATTTATATACAGCATCAAAATGGAAAACAATATCAAAAAGTAAAACACGTAAAATAATGCTTTTGCCTGAATATACAATAGATGGTTATGAAACTAAAACTATAAATGAACAAAATCATTTTGCTATACAGCAAGTACGTATACCTATAAAAGATAAACCTAATATCAAAAAAATTATTCAAATTGCATTAAATATAGGTCAGTATAAAGGCTCTATAGCACATACTAAAACACATACTAAAAAACATAGTAATACTTACACTTATGTAAACTTTATAAAGTTAGATGAATTTATTTTACATAAAGATATTGTAAAACTTTCTACATATTTAACAAATGATATTATGGCTAATATTAATGATTATTTACAAATGAAAAATAAAAAATGAAACATAAAATATTAAATTATCTAGTATTAGCAATTAGCAATTAGCAATTAGCAATTAGCAATTAGCAATTAGCAATTAGCAATTAGCAATTAGCAATTAGCAATTAGCAATTAGCAATTAGCAATTAGCAATTAGCAATTAGCAATTAGCAA